CAGAACATGAAGGATAAGCTTAAGACATATAAAAATGAATTTAAAAATATTAAGGCATCTCTCAAACAAGAGCTTGATCTTCTCAAACAAGAAAGAGATAAGCGTATCTCCTTTGCTGAGAAGTATACTGGTGATAGAAAAAAAGATAGTATAAGGAGAGCTAAAGAAACATATAAAAAGAAAGAGGAAGCTCTTACTAAAAAGCTAAATAAGCTCGAAGAAAGAATTAATGACCTTCAATCTAAAATTGATATGAAAGAAAAAACCAAGGGCGTTGCTCTTGGTACATCTAAACTGAATTATTCTGATCCGAGGATTGGTATTAGTTGGTGTAAGGATAATAATGTAGATATCAAGCGCCTTTATACTCCATCAGTACAAGCTCGTTTTGAATGGGCCAAGGATGTAGAGTCAGATTTTTATAAAAAATATCCAAATGTCTGAGTTAATTGAAATAAAATCAGTAGAAGATATACGCCCAAATGATATTTTATATGATTCATTATCATTTGATACTATGACTTCTTCTTTTAGTAGATATTATCATATTTTAGATGTTGGAATGATACAAGATACATTATTTTTTCTCATAGATAATTATGATATAAACTTACAATTCATTGGACAAATATCACTTCAAGGATTTTTAATAGATAGTAAAAAAAAGAATAGAATTTATTTAGTAAAATTTGATAATATAAGCGATGAAGCAAAATTTAGATTACAAATGAAGAGGTAAATATGATTGGAAGAATGTTTCAAGTTACAATGCCTCCAGTTGTTTTTGATGGAGCAGATGTCATCCGTGTTATCGATGTAACAAAATACGCTCCTAAAGATGGAGATGAAAATGATCTTTATGTTGTTTGTCGTGTTAGCAAAGATGGACAATATGTAAACCAACAAGAGATGAAAATGGATGATTTTTGTGATTGGTTAAAAGGTGGAATTTTAATTGATCCTGAACCAAATATAGCTGCCAAGATATTATTACAAGGCAATAAAGTATAATAATTGTTGTTTTATTTTAAAGAGAGCATCTTGCTCTCTTTTTTTTTGCAAGATAATATTATGTGGAATTATACACCAGGAAATAAATATAAATACGAATGTCTCTTTTTAAACGTTAAACCAATTAGTATAATATTATTATATGATGAAAAATTTAATATACTCGAAATACGACATAAAAAATATGATTTAGTAGTAATAAGAGAATTTACTTCTGCTAAAAAACAACATTTAAGAAAATTCATTAAATATATCTTTACAGCAGAAATTGGTGAGATATAAAATATTATGTGGAATTACGCTAAAAGAACTAAATATACTTTTGAGTGCCTCTTTTTACATGTTAAACCTATTAGTATAATTATATTATATGACAAAGATATTAATAAATTAGAAATAGATTATTTATCTTATGATAGAATAAGAGTATTTGATTATATTCCAGCTAAAAAGCAACATCTGAGAAAATTTATTAAATATATCTTTACAGCAAAAATTGGTGAATTATAAATCATGGTTGAAATAAACAGAATGTTGGCTAAGGGTCAACTACAAGATGTTTTAAGTTTAATTATCTCTGATCATATTGATATTAATACAAGAGATAGTTATGGTAGAACTTTATTGTTTTATTGTCTAACTGGCAAACATAAAGATGGGGCGGAAATAGCTAAATATCTTATTAAAAATAAAGCCAATTTAAGAATAAACACTCAAAAATATTTTGATCCACCATTTAGAGAAACACCATACAAGACATTTCAGGAAAATGTTGAAAATTTTTCAGAAAAAGATTTAGTTGATATATTTATTTTAATATTAAAATATGGTAATTTGGAAGTATCTTATAAAAAAAATTTACATAAAACATTAAAAATAATTTTTGAATTTCAAGATTTTAAACAAATCATATCAAAATTAAATCTGTCATAATTTCTTGCTAAAAACTATCTTTTTCTTCAATAAACATAAAGATAATTACAAGTTCCCTTATAATAGGAGTATGTAAATAATGGCTGAATACTATCTTAAAAACAGCACAGGAGCAGAAGTTAGCATTGATGATCTTGGTATTGTCATAGCAGATGGTCAATCAATAACAATTGATGTTAATGATATTGACGGTTATTTGTCTGATGATATGGTCACTAATTTATCAGATAACCCTGCTACTGGATTGATTCTCTCTACAACTGATATCGGTAATACAACTGGAGATTTTACAAAAGCAATAGCTATTGAAAGATTGACATTAAAAAATCAATGGAAACCAAATGTTGCTACTTTTGCTAATCTTCCAATTAATGGTAATGAAAATGGAGACATTCGTCTTGTTCGTGAAAATGGAATTCTCTATCGTTGGGATTCTACAGCAGCTGAATGGTCTCAAGCTACATCAACATTAGTAGTTACAGAATATGATAATGATCCATATGGAGAAAATATAGAAAAACTTGTTTTCGTACAAGCAGAAGATGATGTATATATTGATACTGAAAATGGTAAAAATGTGGCTTATATTGGTCCACCAGATCCGCCTCTTTCTATGAATGGGCAAACTCTTACAGTAGCTGGAACTACATTTGTAACTGGTGGATTATCACAATCTAATATAAATTACAAATCAGATGATCCTGCAGGTGATGTTGTAAATTACATAACAAGAGATTCAACTTTTACAATTACTACCCCTGGTGGTAATTATTCTAATTATGGAGATCGTGGTGTAGTCAAGTTATATATCAATGGATCAGTAATTGCTGCAATAGATTTAGGAGCAAATTTTAATCCTGCAAATCGTGATGGATCTCAAATTTTAACTGAATATGATGTTCAAGGTACAGGAAGTGTTATATCTAATGGTGTAGTAACATTTACTGGAGGTACTTTCCAAGTCCTTTCAGTTCAAGCTCATAATGGTTTTAAATTTTATCAACGTTTCCAAGTAAGGGCAGAAATAACTGATCCTGCTTTATTACGTCAAGGTTATAGTGAAATTTATATTAAACATGAAGGATTATCAACTCAAGAAGGTGGGATACAAACTTCTGCATCAGTTCATATTTTCTATGATACAGATACAGGCTCTAATCCATCTGTTTCAACACCAATTATTACAGAAGATACGCCAGTATTTAAATATCTATCTGGTGTTAAATATTATGATACAGGATCAACTTGGGATGTAGATGTTACTGTAAGCGATGCTTTTGATAATGTATATCATTCATCAGGAGCTCCTTTAGTATTTTCAGGGTGGCCTGGAATGTCATCAACAGAAATAACATATAACAATGTTGCTGTATCTGGCGTTTCTTCACCCCCTGATATTGGTGAAATAATGTCAGTATCAAATTGGTCTTTAGGTCAAGCAGCAAATCAAATGGCAAGTAATGCAAGAATTACTGCAACACCTCGTGATCCATATGGTTCATATACAGCAGTTCAATCTGCATCACAAAATATATTAATTTGGTCTTATGGGAATGCATCTACAGATTTGGTTGAACATTTCAGAGATGAACAATATCGTCTTCAAAATTTAGCATATAATTCAATTCCATCTACAATAACGGGTCAATGGGATAGTACTCAATCTCTTGATACTTATGATGATGGAGCTGGATTACAACTCTATATGGATGAACTTTATTTCCCAACATTGAATTTCTCTACTTATATGCCAAGTGGAAACCCTGATTATTCTCTTATAGCATCTGAAACAAATAAAGTTTATTTAAGAGCTTTTAGAGATACATCTTCATCACATGCATCAGGTACATTAAGAATGACAGGAATAACAAAAACACAATTATATAATCGTGATGTTCGTGTATGGATTAAAGCCCCATCTCAAACTGGATGGTTAGACCTAACAAGAGATTATAACTTCTCTTCATTTAGTGGAGCAGATGATGATGGGTGTTGGGTAAATAGAGATATACAAACAACAAGTGATTTCCAATTTACATTAGGAACAAATTATACAGTCAATTCAGGATATATGATTCTTGTTAAGGTTTTATATCCTGGTAACACAGCACCACGCATTAGTTATATGTCAGTAATAGATTGGTAGTATAGGAGAATAATATGAGTGAAAAATTATTAAAAAAGTTATTAAGTGAGATATATGAAGCAGAGCAACAAGATGAGCAAGTAAGCAAAAATCTTGCCAAAGAAGATGCTCTTACTCTCATAGCAGAATTTGTAAAAGATGTCAAGAAACAATTTTCCAAGAAAGCTGATAGATCAGAAATCTTGGAAGCAGCAAGAAAAACATTAGAATTTTTTATCAATGAAATCGACAAAGAAGAAATAGCTGAAATTCCTGAACCAGAATTCCCAACAATGGATGCAGAAGATGAAACTGGAAAAGGAATAAGTGATGAAGATGAAGTTGATGAATTTGAACTTTAAGGAGGATTAGAATGGCAGATTTTCAAGGCGATAAAGTTCCAGTAGCTTATGCTCGTTTAGTTAGATTTTATGGAAAAAACCCAGAATATATGAGATTTGGAGAGGATCATGCATTCTATCCTTTATTATCTAAATCATCAGATTTGTTAAATGATGGTGTAAGAGATTACGATTCAACTCAATATATTGATAGACCAATTACTGGAGTAAATGGTAGTATTACAGCAACAGAATTTGATATGGTGAGTGGTGGATTACAATCAGCATTAATTACACCTGCAGTCGTCCCATCAAATACAGACAAGACATATACTTTTACTTGCATTTCTTCTGATGAAGATGTTGCAACAGTAGAAGCTGGTGTTGATGCAAATGAAGGTAAATTTGTAGTTACAGCTATTGCAGAAGGTGAAGCAACAATTATACTTGGTATTTCTGGAACAAGATTTAAGAAAGAATTTGATATTGAAGTAGTTGATACAACAGAGTAAGAGGCAAATATGAAATTTAAACAATTAAATAAAGAAATAGATCTTGCTGAATCACAATTTGCTGCTGATAATCTTACAGCAAAAAGACAATTAGGAAATGATTTCAAAGCAGGTCTTGTAAATCAAATTCAACAATCTGATGTTGATGATAAAATGAAACAAGAGTTGGTTGCAGCAATTCAATCAAATCAAGTGGAAAAAGCCCTTAAAATGGCCATTAATATGATATCAGCATCTTATGGCGTAAGAACATCTCAAGTAAAATCTCTCAAGAGAAAAACCTTTACACCAGAAGAGGAATAAAATGAAAATCAAAATCGAAAAGAAAAATGAAGAAAAGTATCTTGTATATTTTTCAGACAATGAAGCATTAGTTCAGGGCATCTTTCTTTCTAAAACCGAGCTTAAAAAGCTTAAGGCAAATTTAGATCAAATGCTTGAATATGATGTTTCAACAATTGGAGATGAAATTTAATAAATATGTTTCCATCTAATTATAAAGGTGAAGCTTATTATTATTGGAAAAGTAGTGATGGATTAGAATTTGGATATTTTACTATATCCAAATTTGATTGGTCAAATTTATTGCTGGAATGTGAAATACATTATTTTTTTGGTTATTATAGTAATATAACTGGTAAGACCATAACATCTAATCAATTACATGGTCAAAACCAAGTTAGAAATATATATGAAAATTGGCACAAGGATTTAAATAAGTTGGATCATAATTTGATTATTAAAACTATTTTTTCATCACCAATTAAGTTTATAGGAGAAGTGAAATGATTTCTATACCATTTAGCCCAAAAATAGAAATTAAAGATTCTATTTATAATGGCGTAAAATTTAAAGCTTTATTTTTAAATGGAATAGAAATTAAACAACGTGATAGAGTTCAAACAAAATGTCTTGATTGTGAATGTGATATTATTACTAATAAAAAAAGTATTATGAGTAACAATGGTTGTTATTGTAAAAAATGTTCTTTTTTAAAAAAATATGGAGTTATAAATTGTTTTCAATTAAATTCTGTTAAAGAAAAAATAAAACAAACTAATTTAAGTAGATATGGTATAGATTATATACTTAAAGATAAAGAAAAAATGAAAAAAAGTATAATGGCTAAATATAATGTTGAACATAATTCACAAAGAGAGGATGTAAAATTAAAGTTAAAAAATAAAATCTTTACAGAAGAATATAAAAACAAAATAAGTATTGGTTTAAAAAAAGCCCATCAAGATGTAAATAAATATAAAGAATTTATTAATAAGGGTGGCAAAAGTAAATGGATAGAATTTGTTGATAAAACCGGTAAAATTCATAAATGTCAAGGAACATATGAATTAAGATTAGCAAAAATTCTTGATAATTTAAATTATAAATGGGAATTATATCATAAACAAATAATTCTATCTTCTGGTGAAAGATATGCTCCAGATTTTATTATAGAAAATAAATATATAGATACAAAAGCAAATTATTTTTATGAGTTACAAAAAGATAAAATTGATTTAGCAAAAAACGAAATTGGATTGGTTCTTATTTTGACAAGCGATCTTATTAATATAGAAAAAAATCCAAAATTATTGGAGAATTATTTATGGCAAATTTAACTGATCAAGAAAAACTTAATTTAGCAATTAAAATGGTATTTGGTGTTCAAGGTTTAAGTAATACATCAGATTCAAGTGGTCTTGCATATTATGAAGAGAAATATGGTTGGAGACCATTTCTTTTAAATCAAGATTTATATGTAGAACAAGTTCCAGTTGCTAATACTCCAGCCGAAGCAGATGCTGCTGTTGCAGCTAATCCTACTATGATTGAAAAAATTGATCTTAAATTAACAAAAATAACAGGAACAAATGATAGAGCTTGGGCTGCTTTTTCTACACCAGGAAATGAATCATCTGTTATAAAAGGTGATTGGCTTATTCCACAAATTTTTGGAAAGGGCTATGCCATGAAACTTTTCCAAGATAATGGAAGTGGTACAGCTCCTGGTACAGAAATTACTACAACTCAAGGTGCTTGGGTCCCATCTTATAAGATGGGGTTTATTGTTCTTGGAGCTGGGTATACTGCATCAAATCTTGGATGGTCTCAACCACTATGGGTTAGAGTATATCGTTATATTGGAGCAGTTGGTATTTCTGGTTCTACTATCCCTGGATTAACATTAGATGCTGCATATAATGGTGGATCATCAATTGCAATAGATAATGGACCAGTTACATTTAATGCATCTAATGATTATGCACCATTACAAATTACACCTGTGGCTTATACTCCATCAGTTGGTGTGGCAGCAGGTCAAATTGTAAATATAGATGGAGTGTTATATGCCTATGATAGCACAAGATCCAAGTGGTTAAGTATTAATCAAACATCTGTTTCTTTCCAAGCAAGAAAAGGTGATGCTAATTATTTATCAACTGGTTTCCATAGTGATTTAAATTCTGGCTATTCAGTTCTTAAAAATGGAACAATCGTTGGAGTATCAGCAGTTGGTGGAGCAGGTGATCAAAGTAAAGGTTTTGCAATTCGTAAGAATGGAGTTTTAACAGATCTTGCAACATTTTCTCTTACAACAGGAAAATATAATAATGATACATTAAATATAGATTTTTCTGCTGGTGATGTTATACAGGTTTATTGTGTAGCAACAGGAGCTCCAATCAATGATCCAAGAGTAAATGTTACTATTGCTTGGAGGAAATAATGGAGATAGAAGAACAGGTGATAATGTCACGTGATGATGTTTCATGTAATCAGATAAAAGCAATTATTGATACAATGACAGATGATCAAGAATTAGTTGTTATAAAAGATGGTGATAGTTTTAATTTTATTTTAAAAGAGGAATAATATGAAATTTGCTAATATATTAAATAAAAAACATAAACATAATTGGAAAGAAGTTTATAATTCTATAGGACGTAGTAATTTTCAAGGAATTGCAGGTGATGTTAAAAACGTTAGAGTAAAAGCTGTTATTGAAAAATGTTCTGAGTGTGGAGAAGAAAGGGCCTATTTGGTTGATGGAACAGGGACAGAATATTCTATATCACCAGATAAAATTAGATCTGGAAAGTAATTTATTAAAAGAGGAATAATATGAAGTTCAAGAAATTTATTCAATCATTAGATGAAGATAAAAACCATTTTTATGAATGGGTTCAAGATTCAAATGATGATAACATTTATTATATGTGGCGTACATCAGATAAAGGATATAAAATAAATTATGAAACAATGGTAATAGAAAGTGTTAATGATTGTTCTAAATTCTCATATCACCTATTTGATAATCATATTATTGAAGAAGAATTGGACAAGGTTCTAAACAAAAGAGTTCAAGAATTAAACAAATCAGATAATTTCAATTTATTTGAAAAATGGTTGGTTGATAAAGATGATAGTAAAAAGTATTACTATTGGAAAGGTGAGAATAAAGGTTATATGGCAATTGTTGAGGATGATGGCATAAAATTACCACAAATTGTAGAAGTAAAAGTATTAGATAAAGATTATTTTGAACCTCGTATTATGCAAGAATTTAAGAATTATAAAGTAAAAAGATTATTAGAGAAAAAATTAAATGAAATAAAAGAAGAGAATAACGCCAAGAAAAATATATTCGGTACTTGGACAGAAGATAATAATGTTTTCTATTATTGGAAAAATGAAAATGAAGGATATATGGCTCTTGTAGAAGGTGAAAACCTCCCTGAAATTAGAAAATTTGAATTGGTGGATCATGAGTATTTTGAACCTCGTAATCTTCAACCAATCTTAAATCATAAAATCAAAAAAGTGTTGGAAACGAAAATAAAGTAGGAGAACTTAAATGCCAGATATTGGTGTATATAAAATAACAAATTTAATAAATAATAAAATTTATATAGGCAAAAGTTATATTTCCATGAAAAAACGATGGAGTGAACATAAAAAAGGTAGAGGAAATAAACATTTATTTAATTCAATAAATAAATATGGTATAAATAATTTTAAATTTGAAATACTGCTAGCAATTAATACTATAAATGAATTAAATGAAATTAATTTAAATGAAATTGAAATTGAATATATTAGAAAATACAAATCCTATATTTCAAAATTTGGTTATAATAAAACGTTGGGTGGTGATGGACAACGTTGTAATGAAGAAACTAGAAATAAAATAAGATTACAAGCATTAAATAAATCAAAAGAATGGAGAGAAAAAATAAGTAAATCTAAAACTGGAAAAAGTTTATCAAATGAAACTAAAAATAAAATTAGTGAATCAAAAAAAAATAAATTAAGTAATAGAAAAGGAAAACAACATTCTTTAGAAACTAAAAGAAAAATGAGTATCTCACAGAAAAAAAGATTTTCTTGTGAAAAAACAAAAATATCTCAAGAAACAAAAAGAAAAATAAGCAATGCTCATTGTGGGAAAAAACTTACAGAAGAACATAAAAAAAAATTAAGTTTAGTAAATAAAAATAAAAAACTTTCTGAAGAAACAAAAAGAAAAATAAGTTTAGCTATAAAACATTATTTTTCTAAAAAAAATGAGGAGAATTGAGCATGACTTATTATTTGAAAAACACCAGTGGATCACTCGTAAATGTTATTGATCTTGGTATTTCCCTCCCAAACAATCAATCATTAGTAATTGATAGTAATGGTATAAATGCTTATCTTACGACAGATTTAACTGCTGCAATTACAGCAGGTAATTTAATTCTATCAACTACGGATATAGGAGATAATGGTGGAGATATGAGCATTGCTGATGCAATTGCTGCTCTTTCTATAACATCACGTTTTGATAGAGATAACCCACACAATACAACAATTACTCAAACTTTAGCTGCAGATACCAACACTGATATAACTTTATCAGAATTAAATGAATTGACTTCTGGTAATGGAACAACACTCCACCACCATGATAGTCGTTATTATACAGAAACAGAATTAGGAACATCAAACGCAGGAACAGTTTCAATTCACTGGGATAATATAATTCACGCTCCACAATTTGGAGCATTAGAATGGCAATCTCCGGCATTAGGAAATCTTGTTGGTAAAGGTGCATATTCAGCTATACCAGCTACTGCAGAAGAAGGTCAATTCTATTTGTCAACAGATAATGATCATTTATATAGATATACTTCTGGTGTTTGGACAGATCAGGGTTCTCCAACTACTGGAACACGTGTTATATTTAAAGATGGAACAGGATCAGATGATAGAATATATGAGTGGGATGGAGATTCTTGGGATCCAGATCCAGCACCACAAGATAATTGGGCGGTTGTTGTTTCAGATGATGGTGATGGCAAATCTGCTCAATATGTTTATGATTCATCTGGTCTTCCACCAGATTGGATTAAGATAGCAGACGTTGATTGGGGTAGTCACGATGCTTTAGGGGATAGAGATTCTGCTAACTCTCACCCTGCTACTGCGATCTCTTTTAATAATACAACGTCTGGTCTTGCTGCAACAACAGTTCAAGCAGCAATTGATGAAATTGCTACAGAACAAGGTGTTGATTTAAATAATATAGTTTTTGTAGCCAAAAATGGCATAGATATAAATCCTAACGTTACATTAGGCACAATTGCTAACCCATATCTTACAGTTCAAGCAGCAATTGATTCTATTACTGGTGCATCATCTACAAATCGATATGTTGTATATATTATGCCTGGTGATTATAACGAGAATGTTGTATTAAATAAACCATTTGTCTATCTTGCATCACCACAAAAAAATGCAGCAAGAATTATATCTTCTTCTGGAACAACACTGTCTGTAGGATCTACAACAGAGAAATCAAATGGTGTATATAATCTTTCTTTAGTATCTACATCAAGTATGACAACTGATGCAGCTCTAACTATAACTGGTAATAATCCAACTATCTTTAATGTTGATATATTAGCTACATCTGGAGCAAGAACAGCATTTATCAATGGAGCATTTAGTCAAACATTTAGACATGTAAATCTTAGAGGTGGAACGTTTAGAATTGATGCAGGTGTAGTTGAATTCTATGATTCTAAAGTAGTTGAAGCAGTAACAGATATTACCAGTGGAACATTACGTGTTCATAATGGTGATTTCTCTCATAATGGTGGTGACGCAATTTCTCAATCAGCAGGTACAGTATATCTTGTTTCTGCTGCTCTTTCTTCAGGAACAGGGGCAAAAGATTATAATCAATCAGGTGGAACAGTATATTGGGGGTGGGTAGAATATAATCAAACCAAAGTAACATTTAATGGAACAAAAACACTACTCTTCCCTGCAAATGATTTATACTATAATTCAACAGGTGATGTAAATATAACTGGCGATGATATTGATGAAGTAATTTCTCAAATAGATAATATAATTACAAATATATTAGATGGTTTATCAGATCATGAAGGTAGAACTGATAACCCACATACAGTAACATTCACTCAAGCATCGTTGGCTGATCCTAATACTGATATAACTGCTGCTGAAGCAGAAACATTAACAAATGCAAGTAATGCTGACTTGCTACACACACATGCTGCATCTAACATATCATATAATAATTCAGGAACAAGTTTATCTTCAACAACAGTTCAAGATGCAATTACTGAATTGTCTAATGAAGTGGGAACAGAGATACAAAATGTTGTTTATGTTGCTAAAAATGGAACTGATACAAATCCAAATGTAACATTAGGAACTCTTGATAATCCATATCTTACAGTTCAAGCAGCATTGAATTCTATTACGGATGCTTCTTCAACCAAGTATTATGTAGTATTTGTTATGCCTGGAACTTATTTAGAGGATTTGACATTAAAACCATGGATTGGAATCATGGGTCTTTCCAAAGAAACAACAAAAGTAAGAACAGAAACTGGTGACCATATTGCAAACTTTACAAGTGGTGGAAGATGGTTTGCCAAGAATATAGGTTTTGGTGGAACACAAGATATGATTTTCACTCACCCAGCTACATCCTCTGGTGGAACATCAATTTGGTTTGATAACTGTCAAATTGGAACATTAACAGCAAACATGTTGGGTGGTGGTGTTGATTATGTTCAATTGAGAAATGATGTTTCCATAACTGGAGCTACTGCTATCCATGCTGCTAATCTTACAGCTTACAACTCTGTATTTATGGGTGGATTAACAATTGATGATACAGGAGTTGAACATCTTGATAGTTATGGGTCAGCTTCTTCTAATACTGTAAAAGATTGTATGGGTGGCAATTTGTTATTGAAAGGTGCATCACAAAACGTATGGGTAGAGTTTTATAACAACTATTCTTGGGATACACTCACCTCAGACGGAAATGCTGATGTTCATGTTGATGCTCAATCAGCTCCAGATGTTCGTGCTAGCATGGTTAGTGTAAATGGTGGTAGATTCCACTTGACAGATAATGCATTTGCAGTAGGTTATGATGATACACTTACTTCATTAAATGCCAATAATGTTCAAGATGCAATTCAAGCATTGAACAGTAAAATAACACAGTTTGATATGCCATCTGGAACTTCTTTCCCAACTTCACCTGCTCCTTCTGCTGGAGATATATTCTATCGTACAGATTTGAATATGACTTTCCAATATGATTCATCAAGGAGTAAGTGGCTAAGCATGTCTCAAATGTTCTTGGATTGGGGTAGCAACGTTGCTGATGGTAAGTATCTCAACATCCACGGTGCAGTAGCAACTCAAACAGGTTATTTAATGCCATATAATGGAACTATTATATCTGTTACTGCTAAATCTGCATCTGGAAATCAATCCAAGTTATTTGAATTAAGAAGAAATAATGACAGAGTAACTCCTCTTGACTCTTTTACATTGACAAGTGGATCTTATTCTGCAATCAATAAAAATATAGATTTTGATGCTGGAGATTATTTGCAAGCATTCGTACCCGCATCTGGTGTTCCAGCAAAAGATGCTGTTGTGATGGTTGTAATTTGTTGGAGAGAGTAAATTAAAATAGGAGGGAGATAATGGCTCAACTAGCAGGAAGAGATCCTACATTACCATTCAAAAGAGGAATAAAAATACAAGCATTGAAAGATTTCATACTTTCAATGACTGATGAAAAGAAAATTGCTGCTATACAATCAATCTTTGTGGCAACATTAAAGGGCATGGGAGTAATTGCCAACATTGAAGATATGCCTACATCTATGATGGATGTAGCAATTGATTGGTCAGCAGGTGGTGCGGATGACAATATTTTCAAATTGACAATTGGAGATTACACAATTATACAAAATGCTGATGATGCATTATCTCAAATTGTAGATACATTAGAGATCAGTAATTCTGAAGCTGCTTATTTGGCAGCTCAAGGTATAGTAGTAGGATTAGGATCAAATTCTAATTTACAAAATATAACATCTAATCTTACACTCCCAACAACTGGTGATTATTCAACTACTATTAGTTGGTCTTCATCTAATCCATCTGTTATAAGTAATACAGGTGTAGTAACTCAACCTTCTGGATCTGATGCAACAGTTATTATGACTGCCACAATTAGCAAAGATGGAGCAACACAAACCAAGAGTTATACAGTTATAGTTAAAGCAGCTAGTGGTGGTGGATTATTCTCATCAACTTGGGATACTACTAAAACATCTACACAGACATCTGGAACAAATTCAATTAAATTACCTCTTGATGCAAGTGGAGTATATAACTTTACAGTCAATTGGGGTGATGGTTCTTCAAACATTATAACTTCTTATAATCAAGCTGAAGCTACACATACTTATTCTACTGGCGGAGAATATACAATAACAATAGATGGACAATGTAATGGTTTTGGATTTTATATTACTAGGCGTACTGATGCTGGTAAATTATTATCTATTAATGATTGGGGTAGTGTGAAGCTTCATAATAATGGCTACCAATTTGCAGATACTAAAAATATGATTAACATAGGACAACCAGATTTGTCTAATATAAACAATGCACAAGGTATGTTTATGTTAGCAACATTATTTAATCAAGATATATCTTCTTGGAATGTAAGCAATATTACAAATATGAGTTATATGTTTAGTCATGCAGCTGCATTTAATCAACCCATTGGATCTTGGGATGTAAGTAATGTTACTACTATTCAAGCTATGTTTAATAATGCAACAGTGTTTAATCAACTACTTAATAGTTGGGGTGTAAGTAGTGTTACTAATATGCAAGATGTGTTTAATGGTGCATCTGCTTTTAATCAACCACTTAATAACTGGAATGTAAGTAATGTAACTAATATGAGTAATATGTTTACATTTGCACAAGCATTTAATCAACCACTTAATGGTTGGGATGTAAGTAGTGTTACTAATATGGGTAGTATGTTTTATAATACAACAGCATTTAATCAAAACATTGGATCTTGGGATATTAGTAGCGTAACTAATATGAGTAGCATGTTCGCAGGCGTTATATTATCAACAACCAACTATGATGCTATTCTTAATGGTTGGGCTACATTGGATGTAGGAGAAACACAAATTCCTACAAATGTATCTTTTGGAGGCGGTAATTCTATATATTCTTCAGCAGGAGCTGATGCTAGAAATACATTAATAAATACTTATGGATGGACTATTTTAGATGGAGATTAATTAAACGATTGACAAAGGAGAAATAATATGCAAGAACTAAAAAATCAAACATCAGCAAAATGGTGGGTAGCACACAACAACGACTTTTCTGTTATTCATTATGGAAAAGCAGAAGTAGGTCAAGTTGTTTCATCAGGTCAACCAAGTCTTGTCACCTATGATACAGAACAAGCTTGGCTTGATTTCTTGGCTACAAAGGGTATAAACCCAAATGAACAACCAGAATAAGAGTAAATAATTGAGTTCAGATGTTACTATAATTATACCATGCTATGGACATGCAAAATATTTATTAGAGACTGTTGATAGTTGTTTAAAACAAGTTACATTGCCTGAGAAAATTCTTATCCTTTTAATGGATTTAGAGTCTCAGGCAATGTTTCATAATCTAACAGAATTAAGCCCAATTATTTCTTGTATTGTGTCAGATAAATTAATTCCGGCTGTTGCTAGAAATTTATTATTCTCTTTGTCAAATACAAAATATATTATACCATTAGATGCTGATGATATTTTACCACCTCATTATATTTTAAGAGTTTTGCAAGTTGACGCTGATATAGTTTATACAGATTATAGAACTTTTCCAAATGGTGGAAAAACAAAAATTTTAGATGTTGAAAAATCAATGTTTTTAGAAAGACATCCTCAAATTGTAGTTACTACATTGATAAAAAAATCAGCTTGGGAAAAAATTGGTGGATATAATGAAGAATTTATTTATGGGCATGAAAACTGGGAATTTATGTATAGAGCTTTTATATTAGGGTTAAATTTTAAAAAATGTAATAATACTTTTCTTAGATATAGACAAAATGAAGTATCAGCTGGTAAAAATGCTATAAAGAATTTTCAACTAATATTCAATCAAATGCAAGAATTATATCCAGAGGATTTTAAATCTAATAATAAACCAAAAGAAAGGATTAACTATGTCAAGTGATGTTACAGTAATTATACCATGCTATGGCCAGGCAGAATATTTATTAGATGCAGTAAATAGTTGTAGAAGACAGACAGTAAAGCCAAAAGAAATTATTGCAATATTAATGGACGAGGAGTCTTGGAAATTAGCAAATCAATTATCTGACATACATTATGTTATAAAACCAAGATTAGATGTGCCTGCAGCTAGGAATTTAGGGTTTGCATTAGCTAGAACTAAATTTGTAATTCCATTAGATGCTGATGATATGTTGCCAGATAATTATATAGAAGAAGTATTAAAACATAAAGATGAAGCTGATACAATATATACAGGCTCTATTAGATTTGGAACAGATAATAGAATAACTGAGCCATATGATTATATCTGTAAAAGCTTTCTTAGAAGAAACTATGCTCCATCTATTCCATGTACTTGTCTTTTTAGAAGAGAAGTATGGAAAGAAGTAGGTGGATATAATGAAGAATTTATTTATGGGCATGAAGATAGTGAATTATTGTTTAGATTATTTACTATGGGAAAGACTTTTGCTCCATGTTTTGAAGTTAAATTACTATATAGAAAACATGGTACTTATTGTATGTCATATGAAATGAGAAAATATGAAGATATAATTTTAAATCATTTAGGAAGATTATATCCTAAAATGTTTTCTAATCATAATGGTCCAATTGAAGAAAGAAAAAATTTTACTTTACAATATGAGAATATTTATGTCAAGTGATGTTGCAGTAATTATACCATGCTATGGTCAAGCAGAGTACTTGTTAGATGCAGTAAATAGTTGTAGAAGACAGACAGTAAAACCAGACCAAGTAATTGCAATATTGATGGATGAAGAATCTTGGAAATTAGCAGATCAGCTGAATGATATATATTATATTTTAAAAAAACAAATGCCATTACCTGCAGCTAGGAATTTGGGGTTTGCATTAGCTAGAACTAAATTTGTAATTCCATTAGACGCTGATGATATGTTACTAGATAATTATATAGAGGAAGTATTAAAACATAAAGATGAAGCTGATACAATATATACAGGCTCCATTAGATTTGGAAGTGAAAATAAAATTATTGAACCACCACCCTATATATGTAAAAGCTTTCTTAGAAGAAAACACCCACCCCTTATTCCACCGACTTGTCTTTTTAGAAGAGAAGTATGGAAAGAAGTAGGTGGATATAATGAAGAATTTATTTATGGAAACGAAGACAGAGAGATGTTAACTAGATTATTTACTATGGGAAAGACTTTTGCTCCATGTTTTGAAGTTAAATTATTGTATAGAAGACATGGAACAGAAACAGCAGCATATAGATCTAGAAAATATGAAGATATAATTTTAAATCATTTAGGAAGATTATATCCTAAAATGTTTTCTAATCATAATGGTCCAATTGAAGAAAGAAAAAATTTTACTTTACAATATGAGGGGGTTAAGGGTGCTTTATCAGCTTGATATTCTTATGAGTGTAATTTAAGTTGTGAGTGGTGTAATCGTTTATGTGGGTCAAAATATAAACACAGATCAATATATATGTCTTTAGATCAAATTGAAAGATATATTGAAATTTTAAAACCACATTATAGAAAAAGAGATTCAATCCACATTATGGGTGGAGAACCGACACTTCACCCACAAATAATAGACATAATAAAATTATTATCTAATGGTTTTACAAAAAAACCATTAATTTTTTTAAGATCTAATGGAAGAAGTCAATTTACTAAAGATGTAATTAAAAAAATAGAAGATTTAAAAAACAACGGAATAAATATTACTGTTTTTTCAACTAAAGAAAAATCAGAAAACGTAGAAGAACATTTTCCTATTTTTCAATCTATTATGGATTTTCCAGATGCAATTGAAAAATATAAATTAGTAGAACCATATAATTTTGCTATTGATAAATGTTGGGTGCCAAGAGAATGTGGAATTGGAATTACTCCATTTGGCATATTTCTTTGTACTAGAGCAGTATATATTGCTCATCTTTTGCACTTAGATGTAGGAGAGAGACGATTTCTACCATTTGATGAATTAATGAAAAAGCAAGGTGATATTTTTTGTAAATATTGTTATAGACAAGTTAGGGAATTACATAGTAATTTAGATTTAGAAAAATCTAAAAATGATCCAGAAATAACAGCAACGTGGCAAAAAATATTAGATAATTATGATCCTAATTATTCACTTACATTATTTTGAGGAGTTAATATGCAAAAACCTACAATATTAATTATAGGATATGGAATGGTTGGAAAACATTTATATAAAGAATTTCCATGGGCTGATATTCATGATCCTTTATATCAACTACAAGATAAAGACAAAAATTGGGATTTGGCATTTATTTCAGTTCCTACTGAGTCATTATCTGATGGATCTTGTGATACTTCTATTGTAGATAAAGTTGTTCAAGAGTTTAAAGATAGAGTAAAAATTTTTATAATTAAATCAACAATACCACCAGGAACAACTGATAACTTAATAAAAAAATATAATTGTGATATTGTCTTTTCGCCTGAATATTATGGTATAACGCCTCACTCTAATGACATTCCTCCAATGAACTTTATAACTTTAGGTGGTGATAAATATTTAACAAACCAAGTAGCTCAATTATATATGTTAATACATAGTGCTTATTTTCGTATCAACCAAACTGATGCAAAAACAGCTGAATTAGTAAAATACATGGAGAATTGTTGGCTAGCAAATCAAGTTAGTTTTGCAAATGAATTTTATAGAATAGCAAAAATTTTTGATATAGATTATATAGAATTAAGAGAACTATTTATCTGTGATTCTCGTGTCTCTCCTGCCAATACTTATGTGTATGAACAGGCTCCATATTGGGATTCACATTGTTTTAATAAAGATATACCAGCTATTATAGAAGCAAGTAAAAAAGCAGGATACTTACCAGAGATTTTAAATAATATGTTAGAAGTCAATAATAAATTTAAAAAGGATAAAATATGAATCCAAATATAATTAATTGTAATTATAATGATGAATAATTTTATTTTATGTTTTCATTCTTTTGATCAAAACACAGAATCTATTTATGATTTTTCTCTTAATAAATTTAATAATATAATCAATATTTTAACAGATTTTGGATATACTTTTGTTTCTAGATTTGAAGATTTATCTTCAAACAATATATATATTACTATTGATGATGGTTCTATTTCTACAATTGATGTTTGTGAAAAAATATTATTTCCTAGAGAGATCTATCCTTTGCTTGCTATTCCAGCTAATTCTAAAGAATTAGGTGAAAAACAAATACAAGATTTGCATAACAAGTGTGTTATAGCATCTCATGGTTTTGATCATATAAGGCTTATTCCAGAAAATGAATCTTTTTTTGAGCAAGAGATAAATGTCTCTAAATCTATTTTAGAAAATATTTTATCTTCTTCTATTACTGATTTTGTATATCCCACAGGGCGTTATTGCGATAAAGCAATTAATATGATAAAAAAAATATATAAAAAAGCATATACTGTTGATTCAGGATCTATTACATCAGAAATAAATCCATTTTTAATTCCAAGATATATGTTTACTAGACATAATTATAGAAAGATATTATTAACACTAAAGGAGGCAATACAATGATAGTAGTAGTTATTCTTGTTTTCTTTATGGCAGGAGTAGTTGTAGGAGCTACATTCCCTAAGGATATACAACGAGCTCTTGATTCTATAAAAGAAATGTTTAAAAAGAAATAATTTAAAAAAGAGGCTTTGAAAGCCTCTTTTTTTGCATATATCCTAATATGAAATTGATTGATATACTTAGAGAGAAGTATAACTCTACTCTCTTCAAGGCTGATGGTGTCTGGTATTATGTACAACAAATCTACTCTGATTATGTAGATGTAATCGAATGGCGTAATGGTCATGTACAAGAAAAAACTCTTACCTGGGTTGATTTTTTCCAAATAGTTGAACCCGAGGAAAATATAAAGAAAATAAACAAAATTATGCCATTTATCAATGATTACTTTGTTAAAAAAGCAAAGGAGCAGTTGTCATAATATGGATAAACCAGAAAAGCTTGAGATTTGGGACGAAGCAAAACTTAAACTTCAATTTCCTGGCAGAGTGTTCGTAAACACCCAAGAGGAGCACTATAAATTCTGGTCTGCCCAACCAATTACTAAATTTAAATATCTTGCTTATTGGGGAAGGATTGGTAAAGCTGTTCAATCTGCTGAAGTAGCCGGCTCTTTAGAAAGAAAAATAAGAGAAAAGATAAATAAGGGTTATAGAGAGATATGAATCTATATACTCTAGATGATATAATTAATTTTTCATTAAATGAAGAACAATTAGATAAAACAATCTCGCAACAGGAGTTAAATAGTTCTAATTTTAGAAAAATTGGTAATGAAAAAATAATAAATTCTAAAACTGGTTTATCTCTACAGATATATGTTAAAGTACCACATTTTGACGATAGATTTGAAGAAAGATTCATCACTGGTCAAGGATGGTGTAATAATAAAGATCAATCATTTAAAATAAAATTTTGTGATTTGCCAAATTGGAAACCAAGGGATATAAAATATTTTAATACAAAACTTGTTCAAGGCATAAATAAAATTATTACTGACTATAAATTAAAAAACGGTGGATATCATATTTTTTCAGAATCTAGTCGAATGATTATACCAGTTGCTATTTTAAACATTAATAATGAAAATAAAAAAGCAGCAATTATATCTTCTGTCTTTCATTCTAGTATGACTAATTTAGATGTTTTTAAATGGCGAAACCAATCTTTTGATAAACAAGATGTTATGATAGAATATAAATCTTGGAAAGATTTTATTCACATGGCAATAAATGAACAAATTTCAAACATTGATTATTTAAATATAGAATTATTTTATGAAAATGAAGATATATATACTAACACTCCAATCATTGTTCTTAAATAAGGAGATAGCATGAAAAAGGTTTTCTTTATCCTATTTCTTTTTCTTTCTGTTTTTTTATTTGCTCAAGTTAATCTTACTGGCAAGTGGAATTTATCAGCAGAAAGATGGGATGGGTTGACAACCAATTTAGGAATAATCGTATTTCAATCTGATGGAATATATAAAGTTTATTTAAAAGATTCTACTTTTTCTGCTTCTTGGATCCAAAAAGAAGAAATGGTATTTATGGCAGATCATGGGTTTTATATTTCTACTTTTAAAGACAAGATCTTTTTAATTCCAGCTTATGGACATGATAATAGTAAAAAATATATTCTAACCAAGGAGAAGAAATGAAAACCCTATTCAAACTTAAAAACCTACCAGAAATTAAATATATGACTAATGACCAAGCTGAAGAACTATATAAGCTTGGAGGAAAAGAATTCCCAGTAAGGGTTAGTATTGGATTTTATTCTGATAAACTTAATTTTAGAGATTGGCTAGATCGATATAAAATAAAGATACTATGAAGATTGCCGTAGGCCTATCTGGTGGTGTTGACTCTACTACTACTTTAATTCTGCTCAAGAATCAAGGTTATGATGTTGTCGGCATTACTATGAAAACATATAATCCTAATAATCCTCTTCGTGATAAATTGGCTAATTCTACTTCTTGCTATGGGTCAGACAAACTCAAGGATATTGACACCTGTAAGAGTATATGTGCTAAACATGATATCCCTTATCATGTAATTGATGTATCTGCTGAGTTTAGTGTTGAGGTAATGAACTACTTTACTTCTGAGTATAATGCAGGTAGGACACCTAATCCTTGTGTTATGTGTAATGACAAAATCAAGTTTGGTGTTTTTTTGGATAAGGTATTCAAGAGTGGAATAGAATTTGATTATTTTGCTACTGGTCATTATGCTCGTATTAAGAGATGTGGTGATAAGTCTTTTGTTTGTAAGGCTCTAGATTCTAAAAAGGATCAGTCCTATTTTCTTAGCAAGCTTTCTCCTTTTATCTTAAATAAGGTTATGTTCCCTCTTGGTGAATATACCAAGGAGCAGACCAGAAAGATGGCTGCAGATTTTGGTCTTGAGACTGCTGACAAGAAAGATTCACAAGATTTTATTGGAACAGGATATAAGATTTTATTTCCTTCTATACCAGGAGACATCATTGATACTACTGGCAAGATTCTTGGTCGCCATGTTGGCATTACTAATTATACTATTGGTCAGAGGAAGGGGATAAATGTAGGATCTACTACTCCTCTTTTTGTCAAAGAGATTGATTCTGTTAATAATAGAATTGTTGTAGCCACAGAGGCAGAGATCTTTTCATCTTCATTAAAGATGAACAAATTCTTTTTCTCTCCTATTACAAATGATCCTATTTATGCCAAGATTAGGCAGAATCATACTCCTATTTTGTCTTCTGTTGTAGGAGATGAGATTGTTTTCTCTATCCCACAAAAAGGTGTTACACCAGGTCAAATTGTTGCTTTATATCAGAATAATATTGTAATTGGAAGTGGAACCATTGAGAGGTAAATATGACTGAATTTATTTATGACATTGAACAAGTAAAGCTTTTCCATTCTCTTCTTTCTCCTCTTAAACCAGAAGAGGCTTACTTTCTCTCTCTATCTGCTCGAAACAAATATCTAACACCAGAAGAGAGGAAAGAGATTGATCTTGGAAGGACAGAAATGTTTGCCCGCAAGTTGGTCAAGAAGACTGACTTTTCTACTTTTCTCAGGGTGCTAAGATCTTATGAAGTTCATGAGGATGCTTATACTTCTCGATCTGATATTCGTCTTCCAAGCAAGTGTCTTGTAGTATATGCCAACATCAATCCTGTGTCTGGCAAAAAGGCTCTCAAGGAATTCTATGAGAAGACAAATCAACTTCTCTTTGACCTCTCTGACAATCCAGAGGCTTATGGTAACTTGGCTAAATTAGATACCATGCTTATGAACTGTTATCAAAGGGCAAGAGGAACACTTTCTTTGCTTGATATTGATCTTGATGTTCCAGAGATTGCGCTTGTTCAAGAAGCATGTTCTGATTTCAAAAATCATGGTGTTATTTATCATGTAATTCAGACAAAGAGTGGATATCATGTTTTGATTGAGAGAGCAAGCCTTCATTATAATTATACTCAAGTTGTCAAACATGCTGATGATGAAGCAAAACGCCTTTATGGTCATGCAGAAGTAGTGGTAAATACTAATGAGATGGTACCCATCCCTGGAACTCGTCAAGCTGATGCTTTAGTTAAATTTGTGGAGGTGTAGTGTGATTCTGCCATTAGAGATTGAAAAGAATTTTATTGATTTTGATGTTTGTATCAGAAGAGAATCGCGCAATGCTTTTTCAGAAGATGTGTTTGATGATATTAAAGTTTATTGGAATAAAAGAAGTTTATTTGGTAAAATAACCAGAAAAACAACTGTCTACTCTTTTGAAAGATACAAAGATCTTAACAAATATCATCTTCAACCAGAAGCAGAATCTTTTATTAAAAGATTAGAAGAGTTAAAGAAACCAAAGAAAAATATCTTGGAAAATCTTAAAAAAGAATTTTCAGGTAATGATGATTTCTCTCTTGGTGTTCAACATGCTATTTCAATCATTGAAAAGGAATATGCTTGAAAAAAATAATCTTTCTCTTGTTTTTAATCTTATCATTATCTTTGTCTGCTCAAACATTCTCTTATCCAAGAGAATTTCCTTCTTTAATATATAAACTATATTCTCAAAATCAAGCAGTTTATATTATTTTAGATAAAAACGAATATAGCGGAAAATTTATTATGGTAGGAGATGATTATTGTGTTTTTAGAACAACTAAAGATGATGTAATTATCATACCATTTGTTTCAATAAGAGAAATGTATTTCCTTTAGTTTTAGAGCTTGAATTTATGTAATATAATAACTATATGGATTTAAGAGCACTTCAAATTGTAAAAACTCTTTCCTCTCACGGACATGTTGCCTATTATGCAGGTGGGTGTGTCAGAGACATGCTTTTAGGTCTTGAGCCTCATGATATTGATATAGTTACTGATGCTACTCCTAATAAAGTTGAGTCTATTTTCTCAAAAACCATCCCTGTTGGCAAGCAATTTGGTATTATTGTGGTTCTCATAGATGGTCAAGAGTATGAAGTTGCCACTTTCAGAAATGATGGTAATTATATAGATGGTCGTAGGCCTAAGTCAATCTCTTTTTCCTCGCCTAAAGAAGATGCTCAACGTCGAGATCTTACCATCAACGGTTTATTCTACGATCCTCTTAATGATAAGATCATGGATTTTGTTGGTGGAAAACAGGATATTGAGAATAAGGTTATCCGCTTTATTGGCAATGCTCAAGATAGAATTGATGAGGATAGACTTCGTATTCTTAGAGCTGTAAGATTTGCTGCCAAACTTGATTTCTCAATGGACGAGGATACTAAAAATATAATCCGCAAAAATGCTCATCGCATACATGATGTCTCTATTGAGAGGATCAAAGATGAGCTTGATAAGATGCTTATCTCTGATAAGCCTTCAATTGCTTTTGAAATGCTCAGATCTCTTGGGTTGCTTGATCAAATTCTTCCTGAGGTATCTACTCTCTGGAATTGTGAGCAATCTGCCAAGTGGCATAGTGAGGGTAACTGCGGCATACATACCATGATGGTTTTAGATGCTACTCGAGAGAGAACTAATGACCTTAATCTTCTTTGGGCAGCTCTTCTTCATGATGTTGGCAAGCCTGCTACTTCAGTTGTAAATGCTGATGGTAATATTTCTTGTCATAATCATGATAAAGTTGGGGCTGATATTGCTCTTTCCATTATGGAGAGAATGAAGTCTTCAAATTTTGATAAAGAGATGATTACTTCTCTTGTAGCTTACCACATGCAGATTGGAACTATGCAGGATATGCGCAAGGCAACGGTTCGCAAGTTCATTGCTCAACCTCATTTTGATAAATTGATTACTCTTTTTGAGGCTGACTGCCTTTCTTGTCATCCTGCTGATTCTGAGAGAGCTCATACTAAAATGGATGGTGTTACTTTTGTCAAGTCTCTTGCTGATAAGATGAAGAATGAGAAACAGCTACCTAAGCCTATTCTTACCGGAAAACACCTTATTGATCTTGGTATGAAACCTGGTCCTAAATTCAAAGAGATTCTTGGATTTGTTATGGACAAACAGCTTGAGGGCGAAGTTCATACTATTGATGAGTGTCTTACAATTGTGAGGAATTATGAGTAAGATTACAGTAGAGCATAAAGATCTTATTTATCATCTAAAGAATATGTATCATAATATCCCAGGGTTTGGAGGATGTTATATTGCTGGAACTTTAATACTTGAGATAAATCATCAATCTGTAATGCTTGATTTTACTAATGAGGAACTAATCCCAGAAGAGAAGCTTTGGCTGTCTCTGCTCTATATGAAGAATAAAGATCCATCTTGTGATTATTATCCTCAAGCAAGAGATATAGTTGAATCTTATCCAGATAAAATTCTGGCAGCCAAAGAATTACTACTATTGGAGAGGAGATAATATGCAATTAGAAAATAAAATTTATCATAAAATCACTCCACGATATGTAGTAATTTATAGACCTCTTATGCTTTCTATGGGCCCAGTTATCATTAGTGTTTATATTGATCGTAAAACAAAAGCTGTCAAAAAACATATTTCAAGAATTCAAGCTAAAGATATAGATAAATTTTTATCTCGTATTAAACCTTTTCAAGAATTAAATGAAGGATCAGATGTTGTTGCAAAAGCAATCCTTCAAAATGATCAATTAAGAGAATTTTTTGATGTTAATTTTTTACAAAGAAACAACGACTCATATAACTCTATTTAATAAATTAGAGGATACTGAATCTGGATTTTGGGCTAGTCGTCTCAAATATAATAAATTAAATAACACTGTTATAGTAAAAGAGAAAGTATTTATATCCAACAAAGATTATGATGCATTTAAAAAGCGGTATAAACCAACTCAAGATTCTGAATTTTTAATTGCTAAATTATTATTACTATCTAAATAAAACATTATCCTCAAAAGATATAAGATAATATAAATCTTATATGGAGGATATATGGATATACTATTATTTAAAAATACAGGATCAGTTGCTTTAGAAGTTTCTGATCTTGGTATCTATTTGGAAGCAGGGGAAGAAACAGATCTTTTATTAAATTATAGAAATGAAGATATTGTTGAATCTACTGACATCCAAACAGCAATGGCAGGAGATGGTGAGGTAACTCTTGATCAAGGATCTGGGGCAGTAACACTTACTTATACTCAACTTATTGATTATTTAACTGCTCTTACTAAATTTGATAAAATTGATTTTGCTTATGTTTCTGGCAAAGATGATGATACTGATGTAACTGGTGCAGAGTTAGAAAGACTAACAAATGGCGGAGATGCTTCTTCTGGTACTGCATTACACAATCACGATACAAGATATTACACAAAAACACAACTAAGTAATTCCAATACAGGTACAGTAGCTGTTCACTGGGATAATATTACTAATGCTCCACAATTTGGTGCGTTAAGTTGGAAAGAACCAGTTGATAGAACAGATACAAGTTATGGTTCTGGAACTGTTCTTCCTGTTACTGGTAACGTAGTAAATGATGCCAGAATGGTAGCTGATGATGGTGATGGCAAGCCAGCTCAATATGTTTGCGTGGCTACTTCTGGTGCTTGGTCAGATCAATGGGTTAAAATAGCCGATATTGATTGGGGAGCATCAAATTCTATTTCTGTCACCCCATCTGGTAATTTAGCATCAACTAATGTTCAATCTGCTTTATATGAATTACAAGGTGATATTGATAATATAGTTAATGGAACTTTGGATATTACTCATTCATTGAATGATGCTTATGATGATGGATCAATTGTAACAGTAGACACAACTGATGTTGATTTCCAATTATCATCTGGCAGATCATTTATTGTATCTTCTGGTGCTACACAATCATTAAAAGTAACTGGAACAACTACTCAAATTAATGGATCATTAGATGTGAATGGTGGAGCAATAACTTTAGATGCTACATCTGCTTCTAATTTGTCTGTTACTGGTAATACATTAACCTTATCAACTCTCACTTCTGGCAACATTGCTATCTCATCTGCAAGTGCATTAACTTTTAAAGATCAATTCTTGTCTTCTCCTATTGCATTATCACAAACAGGAACAACTGGTCTTGTTGGTTATACAGCAACATCAATCATTGGTGCATTGAATGAAGTTCGTTCATTAGCATCAGGTGCTGATACATTAGATGAAGTTTATGATGGTCCTACAGGTGGTGGTTCTGGTAGAGTAGTAATAGTTGATTCTGGTTCTGTTAAATTAGATGCCACATCTGCTACTTATGCACCATTAGAATTGACACAACAAACAGCAGCCCCAACATCTGGTCTTGCTGCTGGACAAATTGCATTTATTAATGGCCACTTATATAACTATGATGGAACAAGAGCAAAATGGATAAGTGTTGATGAGCAAAGATATGATTGGGCAGACCAAGCAGCAAGTGGTAAATATCTAAAAGTTGGTTCTGCTTTAGGAACTGAAGTAGGATTTAAGATTCCATTGAATGCTGTAATAACTAAGGTGACTGCTCGTACAACTGGTGGTAATTTAACTAAAGAAATACAAATTAGAAAAAATGGTCTTCCTGCTTCTATTAAAACGTTTAATCTTACTGCTGGTGAATACACTTCAACAAATGATAATATCAATATAACAGCAGGTGATTATATTCAGGCATATGTTTCTGGTTCTGGTGAAGCAATTCATGACCCTGTAGTCTCTGTCTATTTGGCTTGGAGAGTTTGATTTTTTAATTAAAGTATAACTATTTAAACCTCCATGATAAGATAATCATGGAGGTTTTTTAATGAAGTTTGATGATATTAAACCTGGGATGACATTTTTTTATTCCTATGATGGTAATACAATATATATATACAATTGTTTATATATTAAATCAATAACCTCTAATTCAATGAATTTAAGAAGATTTTATATTGCAGATGATGAAGTTTGTTTTCAAAAAGAATTTATTTATACTTGGTCTGATAAAAAACAAATACTTAATACTGTCAAAGATTGGAAAATTGAAGAAAAACAAAATAGATTAAGATTTTTCATTAAAAGAATTTTTGAAATAGATAAAATAAATTTTTCTAAAGGACATAATGATCTTGGATAAACTAACAGAATCAAGAACAAAGCAAATAGAGAGAATACTCGATAAAAGTGCCTTGGATGTGATTCAAGAACAGCCAGTTAAATTTGCTCGTGCATTATTTTATTTACTTGAGAAAAGCGGATGGAAAATACCATATCATCAAGTACAAGGTGCAATAGATACATTTAGAAAAGATGATATTCATAATACTAAAAACAAATGGTTTGATTCAGCAAATACAAACAAAATAGAGTTTAAAGATTGTGAATATAAATCATATAAAGAAATACCATTAGATATATATTTTTATATTACAGGCACAAAAATAAAAATTAAAAGCGATGTATATTATAATACAGTTAAAAGTAGTGAAGGAGATCTTAGACAATCTGTTAGTGATGTTCTCAACCCAATAGTCTCTTCTATAAATAAAATAGGGGATTTGTTGGTTAAATCAAAAGAAGAAAAAAGCAATAGATGGGACGTTTTATATAAACATGAGAAGAATGAAAAAAAGAAGAATATTTTTACGCCTCTTATAGAATTTGCAAAAAAGAAAAATATATTATTGATTTTTAATAAAAATGAAAAATATATATCATTTGAAGCCCACCCAAGAGAGGATATGGATGAAAATATTACTGATAGAAAAATATTTACACATCAAGTAAAAGAAATACAAAAATTATTTGATAAAATAATTCCAAGAGCAAATAGTCTTGGTTATTTACTTGTGTCATATGGCACAATGAGTGATGGTGCATGGTTAAGATTTATTTTAGCAGAACCAAATACAGCAACAGGTGGATATGGTGATCAAAAAGAAGTTAAAAATTATGTATCTTGGAAGAAAAATCAAGAAAATATGTTGTCAAATATGGATAATTTTTTTGCTAAATTTTATGCATCAGTAGAGGATAATTATCACATAGTTATTAGAAAATTATTTAGGGATAGATCATGAGTGTAAATACAATATTATATTGTCCTGAATTAAAACTCGATTCATTATATAAATTTATTTACATATTTGATAATAAAGCAAGTCAATCTAAAGTAGATATAGGTGATAGGTTTATACACTATATAAATTTTAATTTTTATGGTGAAGATCGTAAATTGACGATGCAAAATATGGAAATTAATTCTATTAAGGCAAAACAAAAAGCAAAGCAAGAAGGGTGGAATTATACAGATACAGATGATTATTTACATATTAAAAATAATAAACTACCAGATAAAACAAAAGGATTGAGAATATCCATAGGAAAATGGGGACTATCAACTGTAATAATGCGATTAATTTGTTATCATTTTGGTGGATATTGTCTTGAAAATGATTCAATTGAAGTTGAATATAAAAAAATAGATCCAAATTATAGAAAAATAATAAAAGAGGTTATTTAATGACAACAAATCCTGGATTCACAAGAACAAGTGAAAGAGATAGCATATATTTTAAGAATATACCACAAGAAATGTTAAAGAAAATTTGGGGAGCAAAGAAAACACCCAAAGAAATACAAGATATACATTTTTCGTCTGATGTTGTTCACACAACTACAAATGATGAAGTTGAAAAATTTGCAGAAAAAGCCGAAAAAGATTTTCACAAACAAAGACGAGAGACATGGATGAAAGGTTATATAAAAAATTATATCTCTCGTCATCCCAAGGACATGGATCTATATGAGATATAAATATATAAAAATCATATTAGATTTGATTTTCTCTGGCGAATTATCTGGTAATTTAAAAGGTTATCAAGATTTAGACCCTGATTGGTTAACTTATTTTCCTATACACTATTCAATGCAACAAATAATGAATAAAGTATACATGAAAGAAAAAACAATACGCGGTCATAATTTTATACTTTATGGTGATAATTATAATAAGAAAAATTGGCATTATGACTATTGGGATACAGATAATTTAATGGATATTGTAAATGGTAATTTTCAATTTCATGTAGGATTAAGTGGTGAAGTTGATGAAGAGACAGAAATGTTCCAAACAGTTGTAAGTGTAAAAAACTATAAAATAGAAAATATATACATTGATCATTTTAATAGTGATTTATATATAATAAAAGATGGAAAGTTTGTATGGAAATAATTTTAAAAAGTTTAGATTCTGTTATGATTAATGATCTTGGATTAGAATTAGAATTAAATCAACAGGTTAATTTGTTGGAATGTTTTTCTCCACAAGAAATAGTTCAATCACAAGATTTAGAACCATTATATAATAGTTCATTAATATCTTTTATGTTAGATAATGAAGATGCAACACTTGTACAAATAATTCAATCTCTTACTGGTCTATCAGAGTATAAGCATGGGAAATTAAACACCTTGAAGCATGAATTATCTGAACAATCTTTCTTTCAAGTAGAAAGAGATATAAATGATGATGTTAAAAAAATAGTTTATTACAAAGATAATACACTTGCTGTAAAGATAAGAGAAGATGAAATTGTTCGTAATAATGAGGGTGATGTTATTCAGATGATTAAAAGACAATATGAAAATGGTGTTATTTTACAAACAGAAACACAAATAATAAATAGATTAGATGGTGATGTAATTTCAATTGAAACAATTACCACTTAATATGGGGAATAAGAATGGCTTATGATATCGTATCAATAGATGGCGTAAGAATTAATAAAATATCTAAACGCTTCCCAGTAGAAATACAAGTTGATCCACATGCTTTGAATGATATAACTGTTCATACTGGTACATTAGATGATAATCAAATTCCAACATCTATTATGCGAACCATTGCGCATCAAAATGATCCTCATACTATGATAATAGATGGAAGAGATGTAAGTCAAGATGGCGAAAAATTAGATACAATAGAGCCAGGGGCTGAAGTAAATAATCTTACAGATCAACAAGCCCAATCTTTAACAGGTGGCAGCCACTCTTCATGGCATCATCATGATACTTGGTATTATAGAAAAAATGAATTATCAACATCAGGATCATCCTTAGTTCATTGGGACAATTTAACAAATGTTCCAGCAACCTTTACTCCATCGGCTCATAACCATGATGACAGATATTATACAGAAACAGAAATAGATACTAATATATATACAAAGATAGAATTAAATAATGGGCAATTAGATAATCGCTATTATACAGAAACTGAAGTTGATACTCTACTTTCTAACAAATCAGACATCACCCATACACATGATAATAGATATTACACAGAAACAGAGATTAACGACCTGTTAGATAATAAATCAGATGTTGGACACATCCATGATGATAGATATTATACTGAAACTGAAATTGATACTTTATTAAACAACTATTCTCTATCTACTCACATCCACGATGATCGTTATTATACAGAAACTGAATTAAACAGTGGTCAATTAGATAATCGCTATTATACTGAAACAGAGGCTGATGTCTTTTTAAGTAGTAAAATAAATAAGGTATCTTCTCCTGTTGTTAATAATTTTGTAATTCAGACATCAGATGGTAGTTTATCTGATGCAGCAGTTAATATCTCTTCTTTTGCTCAAGCTATTCACACGCATTCTGCTGATGATATTACTTCTGGTATATTACCAATTGTTAGAGGTGGAACAAACAACACCACTTATACATCAGCAAGATTTATTGCGTTTGATGGAACAAAGCTTGCATCAACATCATATTCTAATTCATCGTTTGCTTCAGCATCTCACAATCACTCTGCAGCAAATATAACTTCAGGAACATTAGTTATAGCAAGAGGTGGAACAAATAACACTGCTTATACAAGCAACAAGTTTTTAATATATGATGGATCAAAAATAGCATCATCAGTATATGATTCAACAAGTTTTTCACTATCTAATCATACTCATACAAAATCTAATATAACAAATTTTAATGAGAGTGATTATGTTCATATTGCTGGAAATGAAACTATCACTGGAAATAAAACATTTTCTGGTGATGTAACAATTCAAGGAACATTGACAACAATCAATTCAACAGATTTAACTGTCAGTGATAATGAAATAATTCTTAATTCAGGTGAGACAGGAGCAGGTATATCAGATGGATATTCTGGTCTTTTAATAGATAGAGGAACATTAGATGATGCAGCTTTAAGATTTGATGAAACGGATGATAAATGGAAAATAGGAATTGGATCATCTTTAATAGAAATATCAACATTAGGACATACACATGATGATAGATATTATACTGAAACAGAAGTAGATACATTATTAAATAATTATTCTTTATCTACTCACGCGCATGATGATAGATATTATACTGAAACTGAAATAGATGATTTGTTAGATAATTATTACAATAAAACTGAAGTTTATACTAAAACAGAATGTGATACTTTATTTTCACCTCTTGTTCATGATCATGATGATCTTTATTATACAGAAAGTGAAAGTGACGCGAGATATTCTTTATTAACCCATATTCACGATGATCGCTACTATACAGAAACGGAAGTTGATACTTTACTTTCTAATAAATCAGATATTACTCACACGCATGATGATAGATATTATACAGAAACAGAGCTACAAACATCTGGGCTATCTTCAGTTCATTGGGATAATTTAACCAATAAGCCTACAACATTCACTCCATCTACCCATAATCATGATGATCGTTACTATACTGAAACAGAATTAAACAATGGGCAATTAGATAATCGCTACTATACTGAAACAGAAATAAATGCCTTATTAAGCAATTATTCTTTATCTACTCACACCCATGATGATCGTTACTATACTGAAACTGAAATAAATAATTTATTAAGTAATAAATCAGATGTTGGACATATTCATGATGATAGATATTATACAGAGACAGAAGTAAATAATTTATTAAGTAATAAATCAGATGTCGGACATACACATGATGATCGCTACTATACTGAAACAGAGATAAATAATAACATATATACAAAATTACAAGTTGATGGATTTTTAGCTGGATATTATACAAAAGTACAGCTTGATAATGGTCAATTAGATAATAGATATTATACTGAAACAGAATTAAACAATGGACAATTAGATAATAGATATTATACAGAGACAGAGATAAATAATAATTATTATACCAAAACAGAATTAAATAATGGTCAATTAGATAATCGTTATTACACAGAGACAGAGTTGAATTCAACATCTGGTGCTGGATATATTGGAATTGATCAAATAGTAGGATTAACATCAGACAATGTTCAAGATGCATTAGAAGAATTAAATGATAAAACTGCAAATATAAGTTCAACTTTACAAGACGCATATGATGCAGGCAAGACAATTAATATATCAACAGCTCCAGTTAAAATAGAATCTACAAATACAAACTCACCATTAGAATTAACTAATCGTTCAACTACGCCTACTACTAATTTAGCAGCAGGTCAAATTGCTGTTATTGATAATGAATTATATATTTATGACGGTGGTAGAGAAAAATGGCTTACTCCATCTAAGACATTATTATTTGGAAAAGATGGTTTTTCAGATGGAACAAATCTACGCCCAGTTGGACAATGTCCTACATCTACTACTGGGTATAGAATGGCTAAAAATGGAACAATAATAAGTGCTACTTTACAATCTAATACAAGTGTTAATAAAAATGTTGATATTCGCATTAATGAATCTTCTGCTTATACTATGGGCATTGTTGGTGGAGTATTTAATTCATCATTGAATATAAACTTTTCAGCAAATGATGTTATATCTATATATGTAAATGCAGCAGGATCATCATTGCAAGAAGCGGTATCAGTATTAGAGTTTGCGTGGAGAAAATAATGAAGACGATTATATTAAAAAATAATACAAATAATGATATCACAATCAGCTCATTAGGATTAACTATTCTAAAAAATGAAAACGTTCAAATTGATAGTTCTGAATTATCAAGATTTTGTATGAATGAAGAACTTTTCACTACAATAGAATCTAATTCAATAATAGTTAATAATGGATCAAAAGATTTAACTGTAAATGAATCAAGAGTATTTTTACAGCCAATTGCAGAAGATATTTTTGCAGAAAAACAACACTTACATATTAGAACAGAAATATCTGATTTTGATCACAACCATGATGATAAGTATTATACAAAAGAACAATCTGATGTTATATATTCTTTAAATAATCATACTCATATTAAAACAAATATTACTGATTTTGAACATGATCATTTATGGGCAGATATTACAAATAAGCCTGAAACTTTTCTTCCATCAAATCACACACACGTATCAAATGATATTACAGATATCAACACTACAATTAATACACAAATAAACTCTAAAAAAGGCCAAATTAATGGACTTGCTTCTTTAGATTCTTCTGGTAAGATTTATGTTAATCAAATACCAGCAACTGCTATAACAGATACTTTTGTTGTTAATAGTGAATCTGCCATGTTAAATATAAACGCGGCAGAAATTGGTGATATTGCAATTAGAACAGATATTAATAAATCATTTATATTAAAATCTTCTGATTATAGCATCATATCTTCATGGCAAGAACTATTAACTCCACTTGATGCTGTGACAAGTGTTAATGGAAAAACAGGTGTTGTAACATTAAATTACAGCGACGTAGGCGCTTCTCCACTTTCTCATACTCATATTAAAGCAGATATTACTGATTTTAATCATAATCATTTATGGGCAGATATTGTTGATAAGCCTGCAACATTTACTCCATCTACCCATAATCATGATGATAGATATTACACTGAAATAGAAATAAACAATAACTATTATACTAAGACACAGCTTAATAATGGGCAGTTAGATAATCGCTATTATACAGAAACAGAGGCTGATACTTTATTATCTAATAAATCTAATATAAGTCATAATCACGATGATAGATATTATACGGAAAGCGAATCAGATAATAAATATTCTCTATTATCTCATACACATGATGATAGATATTATACTAAACAGCAAGTTGATTGTAAATTAACTCAAATTACTTATGCAACAATAAGTTCAAATGATTCATCAACTGATGTTACTGGTTCTGAGTTAGAACAATTGACAAATGGAAGTAATGCCGATGGGCTCCACACACATTCTGGTTTAGGCGGTGGAGCATCAACGTTAGATGAAGCATATGGGGATTGGGGCAATGGCAGAATTGTTGATGTTGATTATGGTCCAGTTGAATTAAGAGCTTCTGGGGGATTTGCTCCATTAAAATTAAAAGAGATAGATTATACACCAAATCAATGGCTTGCAGGTGGAGAGATTTGTTTCAAAGATCAAGAAATGTGGTTTAGAGATCCTGTGAGAGCAAAATGGGTTAGTTTTTCATCTATGGCTGCACAGTTTTCTAACAATAATAATAGTGCATCTGGATATATGTATTATGGATCTGCTCAAACTAACTCTCTTACTGGTTTTTCAATGCCGTGGAATGGAGTAATAATTGGAATTAGTGGAAGATGTCAAAACTCTCCAAATGCAAGTGTTGAAATTAGAATTAACGACCAAGTTGTAGAAACAGTATATTGGGATCAGCAAGGGTGGGATGAACATTTAAACGCTGATTGGTTAAATATAGATTTTAATGCCGAAGATGATATTAATATATATTTATCAGCCTCTGGTAATACAAAGCCTAAAAAACCATGTATAACATTATACGTAAGAAGAAGATTATAGGAGTAAAATATGGCACAAAGAATAATTAAAAATTATACTGATCAAAATTTAGTAATAGCAGATCTTGGAGATATAGTTATACCAGCAAATGGTGCATTAGATATAGGTGGAAATGAAGTTAGACTTATTGAATTATCAGCTTCAGATGATTTGTTAGATGCTATATCGCTTGGAACAGAATCTTATCAGGTAAATGATGGTATAAGAGATTTATCTAAATCTGAAGCAATAGATTTAATTAGAAAGATTCAACGACCAACAGAAGTTGATAACTTGGGAAGATGGGTTATAAGATCAGATTCAAGAAAAACAGATTGGGATGCAATTTTTCAAGGTGCTGCTGATGATCTAACAACAGGTGAAGTCGGGAAAGGAACACCATTTACATTTGATTTTTCAGCTCCTGCAGATGATCTTAGATGGGACAATGAACATGCTCCTGCTGGATATAAAATGCAAACAATTGATTGGAGATTTTGTGACTGGGTGTATATAAAAGAAGGAACATTGTTTTATTATAATGCTCCTAAAGGATCATTTATGAATTTCTTTGTTGTAGCTCCTCCAGGAACAGGTTATATAGAAAAGTTTTCTCAAGAGGATTTAACTGTAGCCAAACGAACACTCCCTACAAATAATAAATGGATTGCATTTATTCAATGGCTTGCCCATTATAACTTTGAAGGATCAGCCCCAATGGGTGATGAATTAAATACAGAATCAGCTTCTGATAATGCATCTCCAAGTTTTTTTATGTGGAGAGCTCAGATTTGTGTCCCAGATGTTACTGGATATGAACAAACTCATGGACATTGGGCATTAGAAATGTATAGAATATCTACTGGCACAAAGGGTCCAGAAGAAGTTTCAGCGTCTAAAATGGTACAATGGCCACCACAATAGGCATATTTTAATATATGAGTTATAAGACAATTGAAGACAATAAAAAAATATATATCTCTGAAAAAAGAACTGAAAAAGACATCTATCAATTTGAGTATTTTAAAACAGATGGTGGTTGGTGGATTACCAGATTACATTATAATGTAGATTCGCCATTTGCTGAAAAGAATGAAATCTTTTTGCCAGATGAAGTAGTTGATGCAATTACTTCAAGTAATGCTAAAGAAAAATTACTACAATCATAACTTTACTCCTCCATTTATAAAGATATATTAAAGATATAAATGGAGGAAATATATGCCAAAATCTACAGAATCACTTACTCCAGAACAAATGCGAGCTAGAGCTGATGCTTTATCAGAACAAGCCCAAAGATTGAGAGAACAATCAAGCCAAGTAGAAATAGAAGCATCTCCAACCCCACCATCTGCAAAATCAGAATCAATATCTAAATTAATTATTAATGTAAGTTATATAGTTTTTGCTGCAATGGGTGTTGTTGGATCGTTTTGGGATGCTTTTGATATGGTTAAGTTTGTTTCTTTCCTTGAAGTTTTTGCTTATATTTGGGCTCCTTTAGTTGTTGCAGTTGGAGCAGGTAGAGGATTCAAAAATTATGTTACAAAAAAGTACGGAGAAAGCAAATGAAATTTATAATGCTTGTTGAAGAAAGTGGTTATCAGGTTCGTTTTTGGGATGAGATAAATAATAACATTGGTGAATGTATAGCTGAATCTTGGGATTCTAAAAAATTATTTGGCATTTTAAAAACAAAAGGTTTCAACATAAGAAAAGATGATTTGAATGAAGCAATTAAAATAATGGAAGATGAACCCTTTGTTATTTTAACCTCAAAACAAAAAGACCCAATGGATTTAGATACATTAATCAATAATTCATTTATAATAGAAAAATGAGCCATGTAGAACAACAAACAATAGTTCCAACTGCTCAAACAACAAGCATAGCAATTCCTTTAGAAGAATTGCAGAAATTTAAAGACATTTTTTGGTCAAAATCAGTATATGATTTTCATATAAATGATAAGATAGTAAATGGAGATTTTATTATTTTTCAAGTTCGTTCTATGAGAGTGAATGAATTTTTGGATATATTAGATGATAATAAAATTTCTTGGTCATATATAAATTATAAATAGAAAGAGGTATAATATGTCAAGAATATCAAAACTTTTTAGTGATTGGTTATCAGCTCAAAAAAAAGACAAAATTAATGAAGCTAAAATAATTCTTTCTACTGGGCAGAAAAGATCAACTTATTACAACAATTTAGTTCAACTTATGGGTGAAGATGGATCAACCTTAGATAAATTGTTTAATGAGAATAAAGAAAAGTATGGATCTGGAATAGTAGAACAAAAAAAAGCATTAGCAGAAGAATTAATTCATAGTATGGGTGGTGGTATAGAAAGAAATAAAAAAGATGGAACTATTATGACAACAATCGGTCAATCATATTTTCCAATAGCTGATAGATCAAATGCTATGGAGAGTGTTATTGAAGGTGAAGATAGAGATATTCTTCTTCATATTAGAAATGCTGTTTCTGGTGGTAATTTTATGATAGCAGAAGAGTTGATAAAAAATGCTTGGGGCGATTTATCTTTAAGAGATAGAAACAACCTAATTGAATGGGTTAATGGGATGGGAGCATATAATTCTAATGGCAATACATCAAGAGCTCCAAAGTTAAAACCATTAGAAAAAGCTGGTGATATGAAAAAAGAAGAATTCATATTTAACTTTTTGACAACAGCCAAAGAGAATATGAAAATATCATAACATTACATAAAATATTACCTCTAAAATGCATATTTAATACTATATAATAAAGGTAATATAAATATGTCTTTAGAAAATTTAAAAATAGAAATAAATCCACAATATACTCTTGATTTTATGAAATATACTCCATCTAAAAGATTTGGGTGTAATAATGTTGATTTATATGCAATTCAAGACGTAATTTTAAGACCCAAAGAAAGAAAAATAGTTTCATTAGAATTTAAATTATCAGTTGATGAAAATCATATTTTTATGATTATGAACAATGAAAGTTTAGCAAGATCTAATGGGATAATGGTCCTACAACAAGTCATATCTTCAAAAACAAATGATTACATTAATATAACTCTTTGGAATACAACCGATGCATTATGTAATATTAAAAAAGGTGATATTATAGCAACAGGTTATTTATTATCATCATCTATGAATTATGATATTCAGGTTGTAAAAAGAGTATAGGAGAAAACATGGATATTTTTGATAAAGATGGAAATATAACAAGAGAAGTTTATATTTTCCTAAGATACAATCAATTAAAAAACAAATTAGAAACAAAACTTTCAGAATCAGAAGAAAACATTTATCAAGAATTTAACAGACAATTAAAAGAATTTAAAACATCATTAGAAGAAGGAAAAAGTATAGCAAGCAGTCAACTAGGAAACATTCTAAACATTTTCGGATTTGATAGACATTATTGTGCAATTTCTGGTCTTCCTATTATTGGAAAATTTTACAAGATTAATGGCAAAACAGTAAGTAGAGAAAGCTATGAATCTTGGAAAATAGTTCAAGAGATGCAAAAAGCTGAAGAAATTGAAAACAAAAAACATAGTTTTTATACATCAGAAGTAAAACAGAATTTAAAAAAACCCAACAAGGGGGATCAAAATGCCTGATATCACTATGGAAGACTTCATAGATGAGTGTTTAGAAAACAGGAAACCTAAAAAGAAAAAAAAGGTTATTGAAGATAAGCCAGTAAATATTTCTTCTATTTTTGAAGCTGATAAATCAGTTGTTGATACTGAAAAAGCAAAAGAAAAAGATGATCAAGATGATCTTTCACCTGAAAAAGAAAAAACTGAAGAAGAAGACACCATATTAAAAATGGCCCTTCATATCAATGAAGAAAAAAAATTAAAACGATTTAATAAAGAAGAATTTGCTGATAATTTGCCACTCAATTTTCAAGCAATTCTAAAACAATTTGGTTATGATCTAGACCAAATTACTAAAAAAGCTCAGGAACCCACAGAATTAGAACAGCCTACAGAAGCTCCAGAAAAGATTGAAGAAAAACCAGAATTTAATAAATTTAAGCTTATAGTTAAAGAATTTATTACATCAGGTGCTGGGAATGAAAAAGTTGAATTAACTTGGAGAAGAGATGGAGAAGGTGAATCAGCAATTGAAACAGCAGAAGTAGTTACAGCTAATGGTTCTATGCCATTTAATGATAGTCCAGATCCACTAAATTCTGCAATATCTACATTTGATCGTATATATTACAATGATATCATTGCAAGAATACGTGAAGAATTAGATGATGAGGAGTCTAGTGAGTAATTATTTCAACAATGATGTTGTTGAAAGTTGGATACAGGATTACTTGGATTATTATAAAAGAATAGATACCAAAAGAAAAGATGCTAAATTAACTGCTGAAGATAAAGGGGTTGAATTCTGTGAAGAGGGGTTTATAAAAACAATAGATTGGCAAGAAAAGTGGCAAATGGAAGTTTTAAAAGAAAAGATATTTAAAGAAATAGGTAAAATAATTAATGGTATAATTTTTACACATAGATTTACTGCCTGGGAAAACTATGATGATTTATATCAAGAAGCATCAGAAGCGTGTTTAAAAGCTTTACCTAAATTTGATCCTAATTTTATTACAAGTAGTGGTCAAAAAGCAACTGCTTTTAATTATTTTTCTTTGACAGCTAAAAGATGTTTAAAGTTTTATACTATAAAAAACAAAAAACATCGTGATAATTATGATATTTCTGACTATGCTCATGAGATGACATATGGTGATGGTAATCATGTTTCACAAAATTTTATTCATAATGAAATAATAATCAATATGAAACGTGTTTTTGAAATAAATAAATATAAAAAATTTATACCATTAGTAGAAATATTACAAGAATATCTAGAAAAAATAGGTGAATATAACAAACGAGATTTTTTTAGATTTGCTAAAAGTTATGGTTGGAGCCCAAATTTAATTCGCAAATTTTTAAAAATAATGTTTGAACATAAAGAAGATATTTATGCAGGAGCTACTAGTATAATTTATAAAGCATCTAATGAATAAATTATCAGGCAATCATGAGATTGCCTGTTTTAATTAACATAAAATTAGATCTTTTAACAAATAGAATAAAGATAATTCTAGGAATTTATACCTGGAGGAAAATTATGGAAAGAACAATAGATGATTTTTTAAGTGATATTGCTGAAGCAAAAGAAGGATTTGAAGCAACTCCTGGATTTGTTTTAAGCAAAGAAGATGCAGAAAAAATGGCAGAAAGACTTGCTAAAATTATAGAATTTGAAAATAAAATTTCTGATTTTGATGGACTTAAATCTGTAATTCATGATGTGCAAAGATATAAAGAAAAAAGCCCAGCAGAATTAATTGATGATCCTGAATTTGAAGAAGATGAAGTAAAATTTGAAGTTCCAACGTCTTTACAAAAAGCCATAAAAGAAGTAGAAAAATTATTAAATAAGCCAAAAGACGAAATCACTGAAGCAGAAATGAAAAAGATTCAAGATGTTGCTGATAAACTTGCAGATGAATTTAAAAAATTTAATTTAGAAGTATCTACTGAATATAAAGAAACTGGGGTTAATACTTTTAAAATTAAATTTGAGCAATCATTCCCAGTAAAATTAACCGTCGGTAATGATGCATATTATGGTTTAGTAAGACCACCAACTGGTATGATAACATGGCAAGGTCCAACAGCAAGAGCTAAAGCAAAAGAGATAGGTGTTCCTGTAAAGATGCCAATTATGAATGTTGGAAGTTATGCAAAACCAGATTTTAAAGTAAAAAGAGGAGCAGATGCTTTTGGAGAATTCATGAGTCGTTTTCAAGGTGAGAATGATAGCATAGATTTTGATTTTGATGATTCACCAGCTGCTAAAAAAAGAGTTATTCAAGCATTAGAAGATGCAGGAGTATCTTTTAAAACAGATAATTTTGTTAAACGTGGAGCATTAAAAGGTGTGGAAGACGTTATAAATAAAATTAAATTAGATGATATGATTGAAGAAGAATTAAAGCCAGAAGAACAAGATTTAATTATTAATGAGGGTCTTACCAAGAATGTTAAATTCTGGAAAAATATTGGCCAGATTCTTTAAATCTGCTAAATATACTGATGATCAATGGGAGTTGTTAAACACAATGTTTGAACAAGAACAGCCAGCTAATTATGTGTGTTCGACATTTAATATTAAACATTCCCATTATAAAGCGCTAAAGAAGTTATATCAAGAAAATGGAGCTATTTTTTAAAAATATTATTATTTAAAACATACGTTTCTATAAGATAATTATGATTTTATAAAGGATGTGAAATGCTAAAATTTATTATAAAAAATGAAGAAAAAATAAATGTTTTTTCTTCAGAAATAATTGATAATAAATATAGAAATAAAATGTTTCAAACTCTGTTAATAAATAATCAAATTAAATTAAATCAACGTGATAAAATTATATTTATTTGTGATACATGTGGAAAAGAAATAGAAGAGAAATTTGCTTTTAATAAAAAATTTTTTACTAGTATGCAAAATTGCAGAGAATGTGATATTGCACGCACAAAACAAAAAAAATATGGATCTACTAATGCAATAAGTCAAATAAAGAAAGCTGTTAAGGAAAAATATGGTGTTGAAAATATTTCGCAACTAGAAGAAATAAAAGAAAAAATTAAACAAATAATGTTAAAAAATTATGGTGTAGAAACCAATTTGTTGAGACCTGAAATTAGACAAAAAATTTATAAAAATGGAATATATGATAATAATCGTAATAAGGCTATAAGAACAGTAAAAGAAAGGTATGGAGTTAGCAATGTATCTCAATTAGATGAAATTAAGAAAAAGAAAAAAGAAACATGTTTTAAAAACTATGGAGTAGAAAATCCAATACAAAACACTAAACTATTCAAACAAATACAATCAAATTATGGTAAATCTGTATCATTAAAAACAATCTGCGATACTTTACATTATCAAACAAAACCAGAATTGCAATTTATTCAATATTGTAAAAAAAATAATATAGATATATGGGATGGTCCTTCTCTTCCTTATCAGTGGAATAATAAAAACCACATATACTACGTAGATTTTGAAACAAATAAATATATCATTGAAATAAAATCATCACATGGGTGGTATAAAAAAGATTTGGAGAGTGGTAAAATAGATGCTAAAAACAAGGCTGCACATGATTATGCAGCCTCAGTTGGAAAAGAATTTTTATTTTTATTAAATATCAAAGATTATAGTGGGGTTTTATAATGGAAGAATCAAAAGATATAACAACAAAAGAAAACTCATTAATAGATTTACACAAACAACAGATTCAACAAATGAATGAACTAGCTGCAGATGTTATTAAGTCTGTTGAAGATGATAGGGATAAGGGAGATGAATTATACGACTTTATGAGAGATTTGTGTGATATAGACGGTGATAAAAATCCAGCTACCCGAGAAGCTATGGCAAAAGCTCTAGAATTAAAAATGAAAGGAACAGATCAAAAAATAGAATTATTGAAAATCAAGGCTAAATTAATTAATCCTAATAAAGATGGTATGAATGTAAATATTAATTTAGGTGAATATGATGAAAGAAAGGGTGGTGATACTAACCCGATGATAGATATTGCAGAAAAATATAGAAAGCAATATGGATAAAATATGGGGCGTTCAACGCCCCATATTTTTTATAATTTTCTTGATTTTGGAATTTCCCAATTGCTAAATGCATGATAATATCTTAAAGCTTCAGCTAATTGACCAGTCTTATAAAATTCATCTGGTATAGATCCTTCACCATTTGCCCAATATTTATTGATTACATCATATTCATTTGTAAACATAGATAATAATACCCAATCTGCTCGATTATTAAACGTAGTCATTAAATCATAAATTCTTGCTACAACTAACTTCATAGCAAAAACTGGATTATTTGCAGTTTCTGATCCTTTATAAACTACTTGGAAAACAGGATCTGTTCTAACAAGTGGAAGATTTGCAATTTGTTCATAGGTTCTTAGATAAAATCCACCAATTCCTCTTTTATATTCAACATTATAAATTGGATTAAAATTAGTAGCTACTTTCATATAAGCCAAAGACAAAAAGAAATTTTGATTAACTCTTTCTGATGCCAACCAAATACTATTAAAAGATTCTAATAACAGATCATCATTCATTCTCTGCTCTTCTGGCACACCTTCAGTGTAATATCTAATAATTTTAAAATATTGAGATCTTAACATTTCTTTTCTTTGCTGTGCTGGCATTCTCTCCCATGAGTTGGCCATTTCAATATTTTCTCTACCAATAATAATTTGTTCTGTTTTTTGAATATACGTAGCATTCATATTGTTCATTGTTTTAATAAAAAAGAATGTCGTAGATAATAAAACAAGAACAAAAACTGAAACCACTACAGAAAAAGTTGTAATTGACCATTTTGGTGGTTTTGGTGGATTATCAAATTGACCTAATTTTGCCAAGATAGCTTCTGCTAAATCTGTTTTTTCAACATCATCTTTTTTACCATTTCCATTAATTTGTGCCATGTTTTCTCCTTATATTATATTACCTTAAATTACATATTAAGACCCAATAGATCCATAGGATCAATATGATAACCATCTTTCTTTATTTCATAGTGTAAGTGAACACCATATGATGCACCCGTATTCCCCATATAAGCAATTATATCTCCACGTTTAATATATTGCCCTGATTTTACAATTACTTTATTACAATGCCCATATAGTGTTTGAAATCCATAATTATGTTGAATTACAACAACATTGCCATACACCTTATTATTTAAATCAATCCAAGCAACTCTACCATCAGCTGTTGCCAAAATTGGATCTGCTAATTTACCTGGGATGTCTATGCCAGCATGAAAGTGAATTCCTTGTTTTGGGCGACCTAAAACTGATCCAACTTCTTCGTTTGATCTTACACCATACCCAGATGAAATTCTAGGAACTCCGCCTTTTACTGGCCAAATAAATGGGAAAGATTCAGCGAAATTTCTTCTACTTACTAAATAGTCTCTCACCATTTTCATAGCTTGTTCATCGTCATTTAGTTCATTGATTGCTTGTTTTAATTGAAATAGTGGAGTTTGTTCATTGATGGCAAAAGTTTCACCAGAACCACCAACACCTTCGCCAAGAGAAGATTCTCGAGCATATAATAATGCAACTAATTCATTAATATAAGATCTAATTTCAGATTGTTTTTTTATAAAACTGATGATCTGTTCATGATATTGTTCTTTTTCAATTTCTAGAGTGTTAATAATAGCATTTAAAGATACTATTTCAGCTTTATGTCTGCCTTCTATAATAACATTTCCTACCATAATAGTAGATGCTGTAATAGCAATAAATAAAATAGTAGTTAAAACTACAGTAAAAATAGGTTTTGATAAGAACAGTTTTTTAAATAAATTCAATCATAATACTCCCAATTGTAATTTTAATTATCTTTATAACTTTCTATATAAATATGCTTAAGATAATAATATGAATGATTTTGTTTTTACAGAAAATGCATTTACTCAAGATAATGAAATTATTTATTTGAAAGTAGGTAAAACTTATTGGAATTTAGGACGATTTTTTAAAAATGTAAATAATACAACAGTTCTTCATATATATCAAGATTATGAAAATCTACAAAGAATATATACAGATATAGGGACTGGTAATATATGTTCTATTAATAATGAAAAATTAAAATTATTAAAAAAAGAGTGGGCAAAAGTAGATTTAACAAGACATAGAATGATAGCATGTATTTTTGATTTTAGAAAAAACAAAAAATATCCTCCTAAAGGAGTAAAATAATTATGTTTTTTAATTTATTTAAGAAAAAGGAGATAAAGAAAATGGGATTATTAAATGAAGAGCATTATAACAATAAATGGCCAAAAGCACCAATTATCTATTCAGGTAGAGCATTAAGAGGTAAAAAAGATAGAATAAATGTAGATGTAAAAAACTTTATTTCTACCAATGATGAAATATTAAATGAAATAGTAAAAAAATACAAACTACAAAAATCTAATCCAGATGATACTGCTTGGGAAGTCCAAAAATGGGTAGTAAAATTTTTAACATATAAGTATGATGATGATTTAAATCAAACACCAGAATTTTGGCAATTTCCATTTGAGACATTACAATCTCAACATGGTGATTGTGAAGATGGAGCTATATTAATTACATCCTTATGTGTAGCAGCAGGTGTTCCTACCTGGAGAACAAAAGTTGCTGCTGGTTATGTTCAAGCATCACCAACTGCTCCTCAAGGTGGACATGCATACAATATCTATTTAGCAAGTGATGGAGATTGGAGAGTATGTGATTGGTGTATTGTAGATAATAAAAGAACATTAATTCAAACTCCTAATGGAAGTAAAAGAATATCTAAATTAAAAGATGGTGATTGGGTAATTGGTTATGATGAAGAAAATCAAAAACCAGCATTGACACAAATTAAAAAATTAGGAAATAGATATGCAACTAATATTTTTAAAATAGAATTTGAAAATGGTGATCCACTATATGCTACAGGAGAACATCCTTTTTATGTCAAAGGAAAATGGAAAAAAACGGACGAATTAGTTGTTGGTGATGAGCCATATTATATTAAGCCAGGTGTATTATATCATATGTTACATGATCATAGATCTGATCTTTGGAGAAAGATAGCTCATATAAAAACTACTCAAACATTAAAAGAAAATGGGACATATGAAAAATTATCAATTAGACAAAAATTAAACAATATTTGGACGCGAGAAGATGTAAGAAAAAAATTATCAGAAAACAATTGTATGAAAAGACCAGAAATAGTAGAGAAAAATTATGGGAATAGAGAAAATAATCATGTTTCTGGAGCTGAAAAGAAATTTATTGAATATTGCAAATATAATAATTTACCAGTAGATTTTTTTGGTAATGCTAAATTTTGGATTAGAACTAAATTAGGATCAAAAAATCCAGATTTTAAAGTAAAAGATGAAAATAAATTAATTGAAGTTTCATGTGAATGGATGAATAATTTAAGAAATTGGGAAGAATATAAAAAAGAAAGAAAAGAAATATTTGAAGAAAAAGGTTTTAAAACCTTATTCGTTTTATATGATAATCATTATAATAATATTATAGAACCAAATGACATAAAAGAAATTAATCAATTTATAATGAATGGAAATAAAATAAAAAAAATTACACCAATAAATGCAATGAATTCTTCAAAATATAAAAATGGAACAACTGTTTGGAATATGCATTGTGAACCATTTAATAATTATTTTGTTAATGGGAATTTAGTTCATAATTGTTATTATGAAGATAGTAAAACACCAATTTTAAAAAAACCATTGGCAAAAAATGGCGGATATAATAATTGTTATAAAGATGTTTGGTTTACATTTAATAATCAATATTCTTGGAATCAAAGTTCACTTACTGTTGGTGGTAGAATTTCTAATGAAGAAGAAACAAAAACACTTAATGAAGTTTTACTAGAAAAAGTAAGTGTAGATTCTATAATGGAAAAAATAGATAAAAAAATAAATGAGTAAATTTCAAATTGGTCAAGTTTATAGGCATGGAACATCATTAGCCAATCTTAATCTTTATCTCGTATTAGATATAAAACAAGGATATAAAGAAAAAGTAGGTGGAAAAGTAGTATATACAGATGAAAATGCAGATGCTATTCTTATGAAAAAATTATTTGACCAAATAACTTTTGTCGTTAGTTCACGAGATTATTCAGTTGAAGGATTTTCTTTAGTTGAAGGAATGGAAAAAAGAATAATAGTAAAATTTATTTTTAAGAAGGAATAATGGCAACACAAATAGGTTTTTTAAAAGATATTATAAACTCATCTTCTACTTTAAACAGATATATTCTTCAAGGCGTATTTGAAGATATATCCTTAGGTGGAGATGCTTATGATATAGAAGATGATTTTTTAATTGATGTTCCAGGTGCAGACTATATATTAATAAGAAAAGAAGATAATATGTTAAACATAGATCTTAGTAAAAAACATAATGGTAAAGATAAAACTATTTTTTTAACAAATAAATTCAGATTAAAAATTGATTATAGTAGACCTGGTTTTCCGGTTTTTAGGGGGTATTAATGAAATTTGATAAAATTCTTGATGAAAAATTATTCAAGAAAAAAGAAAATAAGTGGTCAGATAAAGAAATAGATCAATGGTTAACTTTAGATGATAGAAAATTGACATCACAAATTCACTCTGGTGGAGCTATAACACCTATGGACCCACTTGAAATACGCGCTAAACACATATATAAAAACATAGATTTATATTTCAGTATTTCATTTGTAAAATATAAAAAATTAATGATAAAACAATATGGCAAAGATGCTTGGGATATGGCAATAAAAATGTATGATGTTCCTTCAAGTGAAACAGAGTGGGAGGAAAATAGGAGGGAATATGAAGTTTGATAAAGTAATAGAGGGAATAGAAATTGTAAATAAAGGTCTTATGACTGATTATGGAGCACAAAAATCATTTTCAATAGATGGTAAAGGACCATATAGTATATATGATCTGAAATCATCTAAAAATTTTATTTATAATAGATTGGCTAATATCTTACAACAAGATAAAGTTAGAAAAATAGTTAGCCAGAATTTACAGTTTTTACATTATAATGATCCTAAATATATGGATATATCTGTTAAAGGCGGAGAGGTCGTTATAACAGCAGATAATGGAAGAGAGATTGCAAGACTTCCAATATAAGAGGGATAAATGGTTTATATATGTGAAGTAACTAAAATTGATGATGAATTTGAAATTATTTTTGGATCTACAGAAAAACATTATATTAATTATATAAATGATCCTTATGCAATAAAAATAAGAGTTGGTATGATTTATATTTATTATTCATATTTTTCTGCAAGTAAAGAAATTATAAAAAATAAAAAATTAGATCCTACTGATAATCATTCTTTTTGGTTTGTTAAACCAAAACACATATATGAATCATTTGATGAAGCAAAAAAAAGTATTTTTGAACAATTATTTTAAAGAGAGGATATATGGCTAAAATTCATGGTTCAAGAGATGTTCAAGATGGAACAATAGAGGGTGTAGATATAAAAGATGGATCAATAACAAATGCTGATATTGCATCAGATGCTGCTATTGATCAATCTAAAATATCTCAATCTAGTGGTTGGATAACTAATATATCTTTAAGTGGTGGAAATAGCACATCTATTGATAATTATACTGTTAAGGTAACTACTCCTGCAACTAATAGTGATGGAGCATACAATGTAAGAAGAGTGTGGTCAACTAATGAAGGTGAAAATGATGCCCAACTTTATTGGGATGATACTAATGATATTTGGAAAGCAGGAATAAAAGGCAGTTTGGCAAAAATATTAACTCTTAAATCAAGCGCTGCTGACGGTGAATTTTATTCTGGAACATCTAATCCTACAAATAGCACAAGAATTAATTATGATGGGTATTTTTATGCTACAAGAGTATATAATGCTGTGTGGAATGACTTTGCAGATTATCAACCACTATTAGAAGATATTTATATCCCAGGTTATTGTTATTATGAAACTGGTTCAGGTATAAAAAAATGTTTTAAAAGAAGACAAAGAGGCGTGGTTGGTGTTTGTTCTGATACTTTTGGTATAAGTGTTGGTCAAGATTCAAACAAACATCAAATTCCAATGGCAGTATCAGGATGGGTTTTAGCACATGTTGATAAAGATTATAAACCAGGAACTGCTTTAATTAATGATAAAAATGGAAAATTAACAAAGGCAAGATGGTATGAGAAAATATTCTTTTATGATCGTGTAATTGGATTTTATGCAAGAAAAGAAAAAGAGGAGTGGAATAGTTTAAAAGTTAATGGTAGAGTTTGGATTAAAGTTAAATAAAGCATATTTAATATACAAAAAGGAGATAATATGAATAAAGGAGATTGGCATTGAAGTAGCAAAGGAGGCTACTTCAATGAGAAGATTTGGAGAAATAGGAAGAGTTAAAACACCAGAGGTGGAATATATTATATTTTCAGTTAGGCATGAATATGGTCGACTGGATATTCCATGGTTTGATATTCGTATAAGTTATAAAAGTTCAAAAAGATTAAACATCTCACAATATTCTTTATTAAGAAAAACATTTAACATTAAAACTATACAAAGCATAGAAAATGTTATTAAAAAATATTTAGATGAAACAAAACCTGAATATTTAGCAATAAGTGCATATGAAGAAGATTTTGCAAAAAGAATAGCATTTTATACAAAAAGATTAAACAAAATGAATTATCATATGATTGAAATGAAATGGTCAATTTATATTTTTAAAAGGGGTTAATATGGAAAAATTAAAATTATTCGGAACAAGAATTTTAATCAAAGATTTTGATACTAAAAATTCTGATTTAGAAAAAACACCAGGTGGTCTTTATCTTCCGCAAACAAATTCACCAATGAAGAATTTAAAAAAAGCAGAAGTTATAGGGATAGGAGATGAATGTTCTAAAGTAAAACCAGGGCAAATTATTATTTATCACAAAACAGGGCCTGCTCCATTCAAAGTTGGAGAAGAGACATACGAAATGATTGATGAATCTGCTCTTATTGGAGTATATGAGTGAAACAAGCATTAGTAAGTGTGGATTTTGATTTTTTTACCAAACCGTATTATAAGGGATGTCATTATGAAAATAGTGATTGGGTAAGTAAATCAGATTTTAAAGCAAAAGCAAATAAATGGATTCACACTGAAGATTTTATATCAAAATTACCAATTGATGAATTTGTAAGAGGATGTATAGTTCAACAAGACCAACAACCTCTTTTTCACTGGGCAAATTTAATCAATACTCATTGGGTTGAAAAAAAGAAATTTGATATTATATATTTTGATGCTCATCATGATATGTATATGTGGAATGATGCAGAATATTATTTAGCTAAAGATGGTATAGCGGCATATTCACCATTTGAAGCAATGCTCGCTCCACTACAATTAGATTGGGCAGAAAACATTATCTGGGTTCATCCAGATTATGTAGATGCTAAATTGCCTGATTTATCTTTTTATCCTAATGTTAATGTAAAATCTATTCAATGGTCTGATTGGCAGTGGGGTGATTATGAAATTAAATATTTAACTATTATTACAAATCCAGATATAAGTATAGTTAATCAAGGGATGATAGAAGATTTTACTAAAATAATTCATGTTTGGTAAAAAAGCGGCACTAAGCCGCTTTTTTTGTAAGATAATATATGATTTCTTTATTTAAAAAACAAACAAAATCTGGTCTCGTAATGAGTATAACTAATATTAACATCCCATATACTAAAATGGTAAAAATATTAGGCAAACCACATGAAATTGAACATCATGAAATATTAAATTATGATGTTAAAGCAGTTTGGGAATTATCTTTTTTGGATATAAATTTTCACATAGAATATAATTCTAATGAATATACTACTGATTATATGGGTAAGCATAAAATAGGCCACCATAAACTTTTTTCTTTAGAAGAAATTCCTTTTGGTAAAATAAGAGGATTAAGAGAATTATCAATATTATTTATTTATCCTGTTTTACAAATTGAAGCAGGCATGACAGATGTAGCTTATCATTATCCTATAAAATATTTATTTGAAGAATTATGACACGAGAAGAACATGCTAAAGCATTATTAAAAGGAAAATATTCTCATTATAATATATTAATTCCATATGAAGAATTAATTTCACAATTATGGTCTGGTGAATTGATTGATGTCAAATTAAACGATGGAACTGTAGAATTAGTAGATCGTATGGTCGAATTTACTCTTTGTTCTTTATATTCATACTATTTTATTGATCGTTATTGTTATACTTTAGATCCACAAAAAGGCCCCATCCCATTTAAATTACATGATTTCCAGAAAACAGCCTTACAATCATTTCAAGAACATAGTAAAGTTATATTCCGTAAATCCAGGCAGGTAGGTGCCTCTGTTATATCTGGAGCATATGCTTTATGGAGAGCTAATTTTCAAAAAGCTCAAAAAATAACTATTATATCTTTAACACAATTAGATGCCATGTCTTTTAAAGAAAAGACAATTGATATCAATTATCATGATATGCCTGGATTTTTGAAATGTAAAGCGACAAGAGATGGATACAGTAAAACAAAGTTAAAATTATCAAATTTATCACAAATTATTGTTAAATCAACAACTAAAGATGCTGGTCGTGGTGATACTCCATCTTTAATAATTGTTGATGAAGCAGCATTCAATATGTGGATGGATGACATTTGGAAAGCTCTTGAACCATCATTGGACAAAGGTGGAGATTGTATAATTATTTCTACAACTAATGGTGTAGGAAACTGGTATCACACAACATATAAAAATGCAATAGAGGGGTTAAATGAGTTTTATCCAATATATATTCCATGGTGGCGTTATCCTAATCGTTCTAATCCTTGGCTTGACGAATTATTAGAAAAAATAAATAATAAAACAATATCTCAAGAAGAATTAGAAAATTTTATTGAGTCAGAAAAAAGAAAACAATTATCATATGAAGGTGATGCAAAATCCGCTCCATGGCTTTGGAAAAGAAGAGCAAATGCTAAACATGAAAGAGACTTTAATCAAGAAATATTAGCAGAATTTCTTGGTTCTGGAGAAACAGTTGTGACTATTAAAACTCTTGAAAGACTTGAAGAATGGAAAAGAACACCAACATGGGTAGATACTCTGCCATCAGAAATAATAGAACATCCAATAAAAGGTCTTTGGTGTTGGAGAGATAGATATGATGGTGGTCAATATATGCTTACTGCAGATACTGCAACAGGCCATGGCAAGGATTATTCAACATTTCAAGTAATTGATGTATATAAAAAAGAACAAGTAGCAGAATATAAAGGTCAAATTCCTACTGATACTATGGGTGAAATAATCAAAAAAGTAGCAAGATATTATAATAATGCTTATGTTATGATTGAAACAAATCATCCTGGGCCTGCTGTGTTTAATGAAGTGTTTAGATCTAAAGTTGATCCTTATAGTAATGTGTATGTTAAAAGAAAAGGTAATGGATATGTATCATGGGAGACAACGCCTAAATCAAGAGTATTATTGACAGATGCTTATTTTAAAGATCTTGAAAATGAATATACAAGAATATATTCTGAAAGGTTAATTGAGGAAATAAAAACATTTGTGTGGCATGATAGTGGTAGAGCAGAAGCAATGAATGGTAATAATGATGACTTAGTAATTGCTTATGCCATCTATTGTCATAATAAAGATTATGTCTTCTCCGCTCAACCAGTGAATATTTCTTCAAATAGAACTTCAGCTGCTGATTTAAATTCTGAATTAGTTGATTTAAAATGGCAAGAACAAGAAGATAGAATTCAAGATGAGTATGGTGTAAGCTTAGAAGAATATTATTGGCTTCAAGGAGATGATGTGCCAGAAGAATATAAACGATTAAAAAGAACTGTAAGTGAGGTATAATATGGATTTACAAAATTTAATAGAATCAGCTCTTGACCCTGTTCATCAAGATTTATGTAAAGATGTTTTTAATGGGATGACATTAAAAAAAGAGTTAAGAAAGATGATAATGGATAATTTTAATCAATGGCTTGATGATGATTTTGAAATTAAGAAGATGTGTGTTATTGGTTCTATTACAGGTTATCAATATACAGAATTTAGTGATATCGATGTTAATGTTGTTCTTGATGCAACAGAAAATGAAATTAGTAAATTAGCCAAAATTCTTCCAAATGGTAATTTGTGGCAGAATCACCCAGTTAATTATTATTTGACTATTAATGATAAGAATATAATGGCAGCAGAAGCAATATATGATTTATTAGAAGATAAATGGATAAAGAAACCAATGAAAGAAAGTATTGAAGTTCCAGTAGCTTATGCTTTAGAAATAAGTAAATTTTTTATGGATGGAATTGATCTAAGAATATCAGAATATGAAAGAGATAAAAAAGAGCTTGATATGCTTCAAGATTATTTAAAAGAGAATGATATTGCAGTAGATAAAAATGATATACAACAAAAAATAGTTTTAAAAGAAGAAGAAATAAAAGCTGATTTAGACAGTATATATATTGGACACAAAATGGCTAAATCATTTAGAAAAGAAGCTTTTGAAGGAGAAGAAGCTGATTTTTTAATTGATATAAAAGCATCACACCCAAATAAATCTATAAATAATGTTGTATATAAATTATTAGAAAAATTTGGCTATTTTGACAAATTGAACAAGTATGAAAAAATTAGAAAAGAGATGAAAGATGAATGATGTTGAATCTTTATTTAAACACTTAATAAAAAAGTGTTTTCAAATTTCAAAATTTGAACATTTTGTTTTTAATCATGCACCTGCAGGTAAAATATTTCAAGATGCTGATAAAGATGTAAGAGTTTTTTTACATTATAATTTAATTACAGTTGTTCCATCACACAATCCTGATTTAAATTACACATATGCAAGAATTATATATCCAGAAGTAGATAGCAATAAAATTTATATCGAATTTAATAATAAAATGTATGTGTTAATGGAAGATTATTATGGGGTGGTAAATATAATACAGCATATGGTAAAGATTTTATGGGGATAAAATTAAATTCAAAAAAAGCAATAATTAATGCCATTAATTCATTAGACTTTAAAGAAATAACAAGATAATTAAAAGGAGATTACAATGGAAAGAAATATAGATGACTTCCTTCAAGACCCAGAATTACCTAATAAGTTGGCTTCTTTATCAGAACAAGAATTCTATGAATCATTGGAAAAAGATTTAATTGAGGCTTTCAATCAAATTATGGCTCCATATTCTAATGTTCAACCAACTAATACTGGGGATGCTAAACTTGAACCATTAAATAAAACTAAGGCGGCCAGAGAATATGTTTATGGTGGAAAATCAACTTCAATAATTAAAAGACAAGACAAAATAGAATTGTCTAAAAATCAAGATTTTAATCTTGTTAAATCAGTAGTTAGATCTGCCTTCCAGACAATTATAGCATCTGCCAGTAAAACAACTCTTGGCGATCAAATTACATCCATTTTGAGACAAACTGAAACACGTTTATTTCAAAAAATTGATCAAAAGATAAGAGCTGAACAGAAAAATGGTTAAAATAAGTTTCTCTGCTAAAGAAACTGGAGCTTGTTCTTTATGTCAAAATCATCGTGATTGTCATATACAGCAAACAATTACAAGAAATTTGATTCATAAAATTAATGATAAAAATGATAATGAAATGGAAATTGTAATATATAGATGTCCAGAATTTTTACCAGTAAATTAAATTCAGAGCCGCTAATGCGGCTCTTTTTTTAGCATATATATTATAAGGAGAAAATATGAATATAGGAAGCCGTAATATAAAAATCACCCCAAGTGAATTTAAAGGTAAAATGTATATTAGTATTCGCCAATGGTATGAATATGAAGGCGAAGAGAGACCAGGCAATAAAGGAATCAATCTAACTCTTGAAGAGTGGGATGAGATGATTAAAAACCTGGATACTATCCAACAAGAGATTAAAGAAGCCAATAAATGATTGAAAACTGGCTTTGGAAACCAGATTTATCCAAAGAACAAAAAAACGATTTCTTAGCATGTCGTCTTTATAATGCTATTTATTCTTTAGATGATCACCCTCTTTGTTCAACACGAATTGTAGATTTAAAACAAGATACAGTTTTTGAAGCAATAGAGGCAATATCATTATTAGACCGGAACAAATCTTGGATAGTTAATATAGAAAATACCAAGACGGGTTTGGAGATCATCCGTCAAATTTCCAATAATAAAGAAGATTTGCCCCATATCTCCACTTGTTTTTCTATTACTAGTTTCCTAGAACCTATGAATCTTGCTACGGCAATAGCTGGTAATCATCTTACATCAAAAACATCTTATTCTGATGGAATTCAGGTAATAATTAATTCTATTTTATATGGTACAAATTATATTTATTTCCCTAAATATTATATAAATAATTCAATACCTTATATATATAATTTTGTAAAACAATTTTCATGCTCTACAAAAATAATGGTATCTGATTCTGTTTATTTTAATAATATGCTTGAGAATATTTTTGATTATGATGGTGTTGTTTGGAATGAAAAGGACATATTAAATTATGACTCTAATTGATAATATAAATTATTTCCTCAAAGACAAGTGGTTTTTTGAATCAGATCAAAAAATCTTTTTCAAGGTTTTAGATTTCCCATCTGAAGTAGTTGTAATAGAATCTAATCATGGCCAATTATTACTAATTGATGAAAAAGTAGATATCAACGGATTTGTAATGCCCATGTATGATGCTCAAGAAGTAATAGATAAAAAAATACTCAATGATTTAAATTGTATTTTAGCAAAACAACTTTTATTAGTATAATTTAATAGGAGGACTTATGGCTATTCTTAATCCTATCAAAGAGGCAACTTGTCTTTATTGTAAAAAGGTCTTCTTTATCTCATACAAGATGATTACCAAAGGAAGAAGGATTAATTGTGGGTGGTGTGGTGGAGAACACGTTAATAAATCAAACACCAAGCTTCATTTGGTGAAGGCAGGTGAAAATGGGAAAACTGAAGTTCATTCAAGCAATGCAGAAAAATCCTCAACTCGCAAAAAGAGTAAAACAGTTAAGAATTAAGCAGGAAATTGGGTGGGGGATGATTGGTCAGATCATTGCTCAAGAATTTCCAGAATTAGAAATTTCTATTTCTACTTTTCAGGGTATAAAGATTGGAAATCAAATAGCTGGAGCAGATCTATGTGATGCAGCTATGGAATATCTTGATGAAAAAGTAGAGAATGGGTGGAATTAGCCAAGATAATTCAGGGGTATAAATGAAAAAAGTTTTTATTATTTTTATGTTATTTTGTCTTGCTCTCTCTGCCTATTCTCAAGTAGGCATTAAAACAGGAGTAGGTTTGTTTTCTGGGATTGCCCTAGTTCCGGGGTGGGGACTAGAAACTAACTATAAGATATTTAATATGTCTATGATGTATGCCAATAGTGATTGGCAATATATTCCATATATTTATGGACATGAACCTGTTTTTGAGGGTGGAACTGTTCATACATTTGATCTATCTAGTAGGATTATGATTCCACTATCTCAATCTATGTCTGTTTATGCAGGTGGTGGTGTTGTTTTAAACACTGTGTTTGGTGTTGATTCTGCTGTTTATCCATATATTGGTGGAGGATTTAGATTCAATTTTTTTAAAATTATGTTTTTTGATTTTTCAGGTGGAGCTCATTTTGGTGGAATGGAATTGAATCTTAATGCAGACCATACAGAAAGCGTAGAATTTGATATGGGTTCGCCGTATATATTTGGATTGGCGTTAGGAATTAGATTTAGATGATTACTTTAGAAACCATGCCATATAAAATAAGCCTCGATGCAGAATCAATAAAGTTGATATATGATAAATTTGGGTATAATTGGATTCCTACAAGATATTTTAAAACTCTTTTTCAAAGACCTACAAAGATATATGAACTTTTTTTAAAAGGGGTGGAGAAAGAAAAATGGAATGAAAATCTAATCAATAGAGATGGATCTGGAATTGAAGCTGATCATTATATGGAAAGAGGAAATTTCTGGAGAATTTCCTTGGCTGGGATATATGCTTTATATAAGGTATATAATATAGATGATGGATTAGAGCTATTGGCTAAAAAAATCCTTTTAGGAGAGTTTGATGAGAATCAGTATCGATTTACACGGCACCCTAGACAAAAGCCCCAAGGAATTCAAGAATTATATTGATGACATGATTTTACAAGGTCATGATATTTATATCATGACCGGATCATCTCATAAAGATGCAGAAAAAGAATTAAAACAATTAAAAATCAATCCCATTAAAATTACTAAAATAATTAGTACAACAGATTATTTGCTAGAAAAAGGTTATCCTTGGGAATATGATAAGTATAATAGACCATCATTTGCTGATTCTATTTGGTGGGGAGCAAAAGCAGAAATTGCCCAAGACTTAAAACTAGATCTTCATATTGATGATCGACTAGAATATCAAGACGCCTTTACTACACCATTTCTATTATGGACGAAATAACTATTGTTAAAAATTTATTATTAGAAAACACATGTGAAAATTGTTGCAGGAAAATACATGTAGCATTTTCTAGCGATCCAGAAAGATGGTGTTTTGTTTATGAACAACAACCAGCAGAAAACACATGTCCTTTTTGGCAAAAAATATATGGACGATTTAGAATTAGCTAAAAATTTATTATTAAACCATACGTGTGATAATTGCTCAAAAAGATTTACTTCTATTGTAGCTAAATCTTATGGGTGGTGCTATGCTCAATCTGGATTAAAAAAACCACCCAAAGAAAAAACATGCAGATGGTGGAAAAGCAATTTAGAGTAGATAAAATAAGTATATAATCTTATCAGGAGGACCTCTATGATTAATGGTTTTTATGATGTGAAGGATAAGCTTTTGGACCTTAGGCTTGAAGAGTTTGAGGACATCGTAATTGTTCATATGAGTGGTGAGCTGAGCACCTATAACTCCGATTTTTTCACCAAGCGAGTTCAGCTTCTGCTTAATAGCTCATACAACAAGTTTATCTTTAGCATGGCAAAAATCTCTTATGTTGCCTCAACTGGAATTGGCGCATTTAGTGGGATCCTCCGGGCAGTCTCTAAAACCCCTGGGCGAGAAATGGCTCTTACTGATGTAAGTCCAAGAGTCTTTGAGGTTTTCCAACTCCTGGGATTTTCTACTTTCTTTAACAAGTTTGATAACATCAGCAATGCTGTTTCTTATTTCAAGTCTGGGCTCAATCCTATCTTTCCAGCTGTTCTATCTTGCCCAGCTTGTTTTCATAAGCTTAAGGCAAGCAAGAGCGGCAAGTTTAGATGCCCTTCTTGTAAGAAAGTAGTAATCATTGATAGCAATGGGAGCATTTTTTCAGAATGAAGTTTATTAATAAGCTATTACGCTGTAAACACAAATATTGGTCCGCCGTAGATGATCGCGGTTATCAATTTTGTATAGAGTGTAATGAGGCAAAATTTGTTGGCTTACCTACTTGTATTCATCAATGGGAAAACAATTTTGAAAAAGGGATTCAAACTTGCCTAAGATGTGGAGAGATTAAAACTATCCCCATTACTTGCAATCATAAATGGGAGATTAAGGACAATAAGAAAATTTGTTCAATCTGTGGTGAAGTTGAATGTCTTCACTTTTGGGAACAGACTAAACAATATTCACTAAAACAAGACAATATAGACATTGATATAATTACAATTTATACTTGTAAGTATTGTGGAGAGGTTAAAAAGGAGCATTTAAGTGATTCTTAATCTGATTATTTTCTTTAGTAGATTTGCCATTTCAGCGTTTTTTATCACATTTGCTACAGCATATTTTCATTTGCCGGTTTGGACAAGCTATGTTTTTGGTTTAATCTATGCAAACATCCTTGTTGTTAGAGATCTTGCTATATTAAAGGCAAGTATGGAGAAAAAATGACCAAAGAAAATATCTTGGATATGATTGAAAAAGAAATAGAAAATCTCAAAAAAGAAAGTTCATATTCTTATATGAGTGATAAATATTATAATGCACTTGATAATAAAATTGAAGAAGCAGAAACAATTAAAAATCTTGTAAAAGGAATGGAAGATGCAGATAATTAAGGGAAAGTATTCAGAAGCTCATGTATATAATGATGAAATAGAACAGACAGCTATTTCTCAAATCTACTCATTCGTCAACTGCCAAGCATTTGAAGGATCCAAGATCCGTATAATGCCAGATGTTCATGCAGGTGCAGGATCTGTAATTGGGTTTACTTCTACTTATTCTGACAAGATTGTTCCCAATGTCGTAGGTGTTGATATCTCTTGTTTTTCTGGAAATACAAAAGTCCGTCTTGCTGATGGGAGAGATATTTCGTTCATACAGCTTTTAGAAGAATATAAATCTGGAAAAATAAATTATTGTTTTTCAATAAATAGCAATTCAGAAGTAATTATTTCACAAATAACAGATGTTTCTCAATATGGTGAATCTATGAAAATAGTAGAAATAACCCTTGATAATGGTGAAATTATCGAGTGTACACCAGATCATATTTTCTATGATAGACAAAACAATCAAATTCTTGCAAAAGATTTAACAGAGGGATTATCTCTAATGCCTCTTTATATTAAAAAATCATCAGAAATATCAGACAAAGATCTCTTACTTAGAGATAAGAGAAATAAATTGTCAGAATATTATGTTGTTTATGATCCACTGTCAAATAAGTGGAAATATATTCATTATCTTTCAGATGAATATAATCTCAAAAATGGCATTTATAACTCAAGGGGGATTCGTCATCATAAGGATTTTAATAAATATAATAATAATCCATCAAATATAGAAATTTTAGATTGGAAAGCCCATTGGAAAATTCATGCATCTCACGCCAAAGAAATAAATGAATTGGGAATAAGTGGATTTGGAGCAGCACATAGGAAAAATCCAAAGTTTTTTGCAAAAATGGGTTCAGATAATATGAAGAAAAACTGGAAGAATGACAATTTTAGAAATGCTGTTATAGAAGGTGGAAAGAAGAGAAAAGGAAAAAAATTCATAGATAAAATTCCATTCATGAAGAATGGTGAGAGGGGGAAAAAATATTTAATAGAATACAATAAAAACCCTACTTCATACACGTGTGATATTTGTGGTAGAACCATTCTTGGAAGTGGAAACTATAACAAACATATTAAATCTCATAATCCTATATATATTACCTGTGAGAAGTGTGGAAGAAAATTTAGATCAAATTTTTATTTCAAGAATCATAAATGTTTAAATCATAAGGTAACATCAATTAGAATTAAAACCGATATTATCCCAGTCTATTGTCTCACTGTAGATAATGATTCTCATAATTTTGCACTTTCTGCTGGTGTATTTGTTCATAATTGTGGTGTAGCATCTGTAAAGATTGGAAAAATTTCTGGTCTTCAAATGGATCACCTTGATAAATTCATTAGACAAAATATCCCTGCTGGTTTTGATATTCGACAAAAGCCTCACAAGATGATTGAAGAGATTGATCTTGATTTCATCACTCGAATTGCTCACTCAACTGCTCAGAAGCTTGACTATGTTCTTGCATCATGTGGAACTTTAGGCGGTGGAAACCACTTCATGGAGCTTAACCTTGATGATAATGGAGACTATTGGTTTACTGTTCATACTGGTTCAAGAAACTTTGGATTAAAGATTGCTAACTTTTATCAGAATATTGCCAAAAAGGAAACAAACAAGTCTCAAGGTTCAGTAAATGGGCTTGAATATATTACTGGACAAGCTATGCAAGATTATATTGAGGCTACTAAAGCAGCTCATGAATTTGCATGCCTCTCTCGTAAAATCATACTCAAGACTGTTGCTGTAGATTTCTTCAAGGAGAACTTTAACAAGCTTGAGAGAATTGAGACTCTTCATAACTATGTAGATATTGAACACTCAATCATTCGAAAGGGCGCAGTAGCTGCTTATGCAGGTGATGATCTGATTATCCCTTGGAATATGCGAGACGGCATTATTATCTGTAAAGGAAAAGGTAATGATGATTGGAACTGCTCAGCTCCTCATGGAGCTGGCAGAACTATGGGTAGAGGAGAAGCAAAGCGAACTCTCAAAATGGAAGATTTCAAGGATAGCATGAAGGAGGTTTGGTCTTCTTGTGTTTCAACTTCAACTCTTGATGAGTCTCCTATGGCTTACAAAGACCCTGAAAAGATCAAAGAATATATTAAGGACACTGTAGATATTCATCTTACTATGCGACCTGTTTATAATTTTAAAGCAGGAGAGGAATAATGGGTAGCTTAATAATTATTATTGTTATATTTTCTTTAATTGGTATTATAGGAGGGATGTTTAGTCTTCTTACATTTCAACTTCAATTTTTGATGGGTCTCCTATGGCTTACAAAGATCCTGAAAAGATAAAAGAATATATTAAGTATACGGTAGATATTCATCTTACTATGCGACCTGTATATAATTTTAAAGCAGGAGAGGAATAATGGGTAGCTTAATAATTATTATTGTTATATGTGTAATAATTGGAACTTTAGGATCTATAATTACGGAAAGTCCACTCTTTCTTCCAATTATGTTTGCTCTGGGTATAATGTTTGGTGGTCTTATTGCATCAAATGAAAAAGTTATTTACTCAGATGAAAAAGTACAGCATGAGCTTATTGCAATCAATGGATATTATGTTGATCATGATGGTAATTTTATTACAGCTAATAATATCAGATCAAAAGTAAGCAATATGGCTATACCAGAAAATGCAGTAAAGATAGCTCCTGTTCTTATTGAGCGCAATATAGTATATAAACGAACATTTTGGAAATTTGGTGGCAAAGAGACTATATATGAAGTTGTTTTCCCAGAAGGTGAATAATGAATGATGCAGTAAAAGCTAAAAATTGTCTTCTTGGGAAACCATTTATTGCAAGCTATGCAGTGGTTCAAGAAAACGATGATGTTGTGAAAAATTTTCTTGATCAAGAATATCCAGAATATATTCCGAGTATCAATGAATGTGTTTATCTAAATGATATAGTATATATTGTAGTTGCAAAATATTTCAAAGTAGAAGAAAATATTTTATGTTTGTTTATACAAACACAAGAAATTTTTGAGAAAAAACAACGAAGGCATTAAAATGGACTATGCTTTAGCGGCTAAAGATTTATTAAATGGAAAAGAATTAATAAAAGCAATAGAATTTAATGATAATAATATATTTTTTTATACAAGATCTAATGGGTCAAGAAAAGACAAAAAATTTTTTAATCAACTATCAGAATATTTAATTGATGGAACATCTGGAATTAGAGATAAAAAAAGCTTTTATTTTGATTTTCACGATAATAGAATTTTTATTATAAAGTTAACTTTTAATTTTGATAGTGATAAAAATAAAGCAGCTGAAAAATGGAAAAGATTAAGAGAGTGTATCTAATATAGGAGGTGTGGTATGAATTATATGGAAAAATTACAACAAGAGATTAATGAAAAACAAAAAGAATTAGAAAAACTTAAAAAAGAAGCTCATGATATTGAATCTCTTTGTCCTGAATATCTATTAGCATTTTCTCTACATGCTAAATTATGTCATTATAACCACACAGATGAGTGTGGATGGTATTATGAAATTCATGATGGTGTTCATGATTGGACTGGAGGATCACATTTTTCTTATTTAGAAAAAGCGCGAAAATTGTTAAAAACTGGCGTAAATCCAGCAACAATTTTAGTAGTAATTGATAATCTTGAAGGAGTATAATATGGATGAATACATGGAGGGTTTTATTGATGGCATGACTTGTTTTGCATGGTGGAAAGATGGTGTTCAATATGTTGGAACAACTGGTAAGATACTAAAAGAAGCAATTGAACAAGTTAAAGAAACATGGAACTATACACCAAATGATCAGTAGAATAATAATAGCTATTGGGATTTTTGTTGTTATGTTATTGATTATACGCTTGGCTCTTGGTTGTTGGCCTTGGCAAAAAGATTAAGTAATCTTTAAATCATTAAACACATATTTGATGATGAGCGCTTGTAAGATTGCTAAATCTTGTGAGTATAATAAATGACCAAAGTCAGTTGTCTTGGGTATGTTTGTAGTAGAGGAGATGAGCCATTGTTTTTTAAATTCTTGTGTAGACTCATACCTTTTTTTAAAGTAATTGGACAACTCCTTTATAATAGTGGCTGTATCTTTACCTATTTCCACCTCGAACAAAAGAGGAGCCCCTGAATAATTGATTCTTAGCATGTACATATTATTATCTTTGGAGGATAAATGAAAAAGCTTCTTGTTTTACTATTTATTTTTATTTCTTGCCTAGCCTTTGCTCAAAATTATCCTGAACTTTATTGTTGGGATATGACTTCAAATGATGTAAAAGAATTAAAAGAGAACACTGAACTATATTATAAACTGATGAGAGATTTACTTAAACAAGAAGGAAATACAACACTTAGCCTTATTTATCAAAGTGGAAATACTTTTATTTTATATGTAATCAATGTAGAACCTATAAATGATACAATTATGCTTTATGATTATGATAATAGAACACTTAAACTTTTCTATGTTGGAAAGAATGAAGAGAAGGTAATAAATGATGTTTCTATTACTCGCAGAAATAATACATTTACTTTGAGTAGTGTTCGTATAAAATTTATTATTACAAAGACAAATGATTTATTTGGGGATATGGGGGTTCGGCAACCCCTATTGGGGATTTAATCATGAAAGAATTTGAAGAAAGACTTACCTATGGTCAAGAAGCAGAAGTAAAATTTTCTAATCTATTAAAGAAACATAATGTTGAATATAGATCAACAAGAAGTTTTCCAGAGTATACAACATATTTTGATTTAAAGAATGGAGATTTTTATATATATAATAATGATGAAATTATTAAAGTAGATGTGAAAAGAAGTGGTGTATCAATTAAAAGCATAAATTCTTTTATTGGAGATGTGTTTGCTATAACAGACCACTATATGGATGAGTTTTACATTTTTCCAGTAGCAAGCATGAGAAAATATAAAAAAACATGTGAAGAAAGAGGATCTAAATTAGTAGCTTTATCTTCAGGAGATACAGGCATAAGATTTACTAAAGAACAATTGGCTGGTTTGAAAAAAGCCAAAACATTAGAACAGTGGATAAAAGATGATTTCAAATTTGGAGAAGATGATGCTGTTAAGTGATGATGAAAAACAAAATTTACAAAAAGTAGAAGAAACTCTTCAAGGGGTTAAAGAATTTAGAAATCAACTTGTCCAAGAAATTAAAGATCTTTGTTCTATTATTTTCTTGGATAAAAGAACATTTAATTCTTATCAAAAAATGTTTAAAGCAGAAACTATTTTTGATGTGTTTGATAGTACTGAACAAATTTCTATAAGAGATAAAAAATTTAGAAAACAATTTAAAGAAACAATAATAATTAGCAAAAGCTTACACTATGATATGTGTTGTATTTCTAATAACTATGAAGTTTTTATTACTTTTAAACAAGTTGCTTTAAATTATATAAAATACTATTCTTCTTTGAAAAAAGAGAGTATAGATACTATGACAGATGTTTTAGAAGCGATGAATGGGTTAGTATAATTGGAGGAGATTATGTCATATAGATCAAGAGAATTAACAAGTGTTTTTATCTTTTCAAGCTTTATTATTTCTGGGACTGCTATTCTGTCTCTTGGTTTAGGCATAATGACATTGTTTATAGGGTGTGCAATTATTTTCTTGTCAATTCCATTTACTTTTTTTAGGGGGTAATTATGTCTACAAAAATTTATTATGCCTGGAGATGGAATAAAGGATATGATGAACTTCTAAAATGGTTAAATAAACTTTTATCAGAAGATTACACCTTAGATGGCATTAATTTTATAGCCAAGGGGCTACATGATATTACAAAAGAGAATAAATTCCAAAAAATTAGTGAGCTCATGAAAATTATTCCAGCAGCCAGAATCTCACCAAATAAAGGCGAACCATTTGATATTGATCTTAGCTGTGTGGTATATCAAAATGAAGGAGATATTGTTATCCAATTTTTTGGATTAAGTGAATATAAGTTCCCCAATGTTTATAAGCAACTCTACTCTCTCCCATCATTTGATTATTGGAATAATACAGATCCAGAAGAAGGGATATCAGAAGAGGAGTGGGAATATCGCTCTGAGTGGTTTGATAGACTTTTTGATAAATTTGATTCTGATACCCCAAGCAAATGTGGATTAGTATATGTTTTTAATAATGATTTTGATATTATTTCAAGAGCAGTAAATAAGGTGTTAGATGGAAATACTTAACTTTATTGAGCAGATAAGAGAATCACACCCAAATAGTGTTGTCATCTTTACACAAGGTGGATGTTATGATTTTTACAAGATATTAAAAGAGGAGTATCCAGAAGCAGAACCATATTATGACAGTGATCATGTTATTACCAAAATTGGAGAGAATTATTATGACATAACTGGTCAGGTTGAAAAACAAAATCATGTGCTTATGACCATTGAACCGATGTGGGTAAAATTCTTTGAAGAAAAGCATATATAATTAAGAGGTAAAAAATGAGTAATTTAGAAGAGTTCACACAGGAGCTAACAGCTCTTTGTAATAAATATGGATATATTATATCTGGTAAAACAGTAAATGGGTCAGTTCATATTGGCAAATGTGATGGCATAAAATGTGAAATTAAATCTGTTTTTGAAAATGGTGGTTATATTATCTGCAAGGAGGAAGAAGATGGACAATGTTAAAGTAGTAATGATTACTAGCAAATCAAATCTTCAATTTATTACCGAAGAGTTGAGTGATGTTCTTACTCATAAAGATGTTATTCTTAAAGTTGTTGATAATCAAGCATTTAATGATATGTTTACTGTTCAAAGAAAAATAGATGTAGACATCCCAGACGATCTGTTTTTAGAGCTTGCTAAAGAAGCCCATAGGCAGGATATAACTTTTAATGAATTGGCTGTAAAGGCAATTCGTGAACAAATTCAAATTTTAGAAAAAGCTGATGATCCAGACTAAAAGAGGGGATCTTATTCTCTTGACCAAAAAAGGTCAATTTGATATAATTGTTCATGGGTGTAATTGTTTCTGCACAATGGGAGCGGGTATAGCCAAACAAATAAAATTAAATTGGCCTAAAGCATATGAGGTAGATAAAAAAACTAAATATGCTGATAGATCAAAACTTGGAACATACTCAAAAGTAGAAATCATTTTGCAAGTTCCAGATGGATCAGGATATAAAAATCAAGACCTTACAATTATCAATGCTTATACTCAGTATGATTATCGTGGATCTGGACAATTGGTAAATTTAGATGCAGTGGAAAAGATATTTTCCCAATTAAATAAAGAATATGCTGGTAAAAAAGTAGGCATACCAAAAATAGGAGCAGGATTAGCAAGAGGAAATTGGGATGAGATCGTCTCAATTATTCAATCAGTAACACCAAACTTAAATATAACAGTAGTAGAATATGGAATATAAAATCCTTGATACATCTCCATTTAAAGGTATAATTCATAAAGTTGAAATAGGTGGTCAATGCGTTTTTATTGGTGTAGCTAATTATAAAGATGGGTGTGATATATATTTCCCAGAAGCAGGAACAGAACATGTCTTAATAATGCTTAATAACTCTATATATCGTTTCCGATTATCAGAATTTACCAATCCATGCTCATTATCATATATAGCAGAAAAACTACATTGTAGTGAACAATCAGCAGAATTTGTTTATCAATTTGTTCAAGATATTTTAATGAAAAATGCTGCTCACATGTTATTACTTGATAGACATGACTATAAAAATCCATTCTTAATTTAGAACAGAAGATTATATTATATAATCTGTATAGGAGGATCCTCTATGCAGATTCAGTCATTGTCAGTTTGTGTTCCTGCTGGATGCCCTAACAACTGCAAATTCTGTGTCTCCAAGATGCATAGAGGAGACTATACTAATCAGATAGAAGATAATAAGCGTTTTAGAGATCTATATAAGACTGATTATAAAGAGCGTCTTGCTTTTGCCAGAGATAATGGTTGCAACACTCTAATGTTCACTGGTGATGGTGAGCCCATGGCCAATCAGTCGTTTATTGAAATGGTTGGTGAGATGAATAAGGGTCTTGAAAAGCCCTTTAGGATGCTTGAACTTCAGACTTCTGGTGTGTTTATCAATGATGAATCTCTACGCTGGATGCGTAATGATGTTCGTATCAACACCATCTCTCTATCCCTCTCCTCTCTTTTCGATGATGACAAGAATGCAGAATATAATGGCACTCCTGATAATATCAAAGTAGACATTTCTCATATCTGCTCTGAAATCAAGCGTTATGATTTTAATCTTCGTCTTTCTCTCAACATGACAGACGAATATAACAACATTGATATTAAGCATATCTTTAAAGTCTGTAGGTCTCTTGGGGCTGATCAGATCACCTTTCGTAAGCTATATACTTCTGGTAATGATACTCCTCAGGATAAGTGGATTAATAACCATCAGGTTAATCCTTCTTTCTTTACTCTTCTAAATCAGTATATTTTAGCTCATGGGCGGCGTCTTGAAAGGCTTCCCTTTGGGGCGGTTAGATATTCTATTGATGAGATGTCCGTAGTAGTTGATGATGATTGCATGAGCACATCATCTGACAAAGAAGAAATCAAATATCTTATTCTTAGAGAGAATTGTAAGCTCTATACCAAGTGGGATGATAAGGGGAGCCTTCTGTTTTGAAAACTTATCTGTCTATTGATCTTGATTATTGGGCAAATAAATATGAAAAACAACTCTCTCAAGTTAATGCCCGTAATTTTCTTCAAAAAGTTAAATCCTTAAAAAAGCCTATTTTTCTATGTTCTTCACATGAAGAGATTCTTTCTCATCTTAATAAATATAAAGTTGACAAGGTTATCAATGTTGACTTCCACTCAGATGTAGTATATGAAGATCGTATCAACTATGATGACCCCAAGGAATTAAATGAAGGGACTTGGGCTAATTATTACAAATATAGAAAAAGCTCTATATTTGAATGGAGATATCCCAATGTTGAACTTTGTTTTCGTCAGGGGTGGGGTAGATGTGAGTGGTTATGGCCAGATCATGAAATAGGAAAATTTGAAAAAAGACGCATGGGGTATAAAAAAATCATTAGAGGTCAAGGCACTTGTGGTATAATTTCTAATGATATAGTTGGAATTGGAGTAAGTAAATCTCCAGAGTGGTGTGATCCTTGGATTTATGATTTGTTTGAGGAGGTTATGAATGAAAACTAGGCCTGTTTTTTGGTATAAGAATCTTTTTCGATTTCTTATTGTTCTAGTTGTGTCATTTGTTGCAGTTTTTGTAATGACACTCGGGATGTCTTGGGCATTATTTAATAGCCCTGAATATTGGACAAAGACTGTTGATTCAGCTTTTGGACCAGGTAAGCTGTGGATTCTTTTCCCCACAATTATATCTGGTATGGTGTGTTGGTTTATTGCTCTTGCTCTATGGCAATCACAATTCAAGATTTCTATCTTTGATTATGAAAAAAAGAAGGGTCTTGTCCCATATGTTCATGGTCTTGCAGTAGCTTTACCTTATAAGAAAGAAACATATAAAATTGATTGGCATGTCAACAAGGTTTTTGATGCTACACTCAAGATCAAAGAACCAATTGATTCTCGCCTCTTTTGGGCTGAAGATGATAATGGAATTTATCTGGTTCCCACCAATGTTCTTGCTAAGCATGCAGACAAGATCAAGGATGGTTGTATTGAAGGAAAGTGGACTTGGCGTTGGTTTGGGGATTTTGTTATTCTTGTTTATGTGGAGGAATAATGCGCATTAACTTTCATACAAATCTGGATAAATTTAAAACTCGTCTTGGTTCACAAGATATGGAATTTAAGCCATCTGTTGGCGATCTTGTTGTTGTTAAAGATTGTGAACTAGAAGTTGTATCAGTAAAATATGAACTTACAAGATCATCAATGATTGATGTAGAGCTTTGGATTCCGAAATCTCGAATTCCACATCTTGATAACAAGGTGATTTTTGATATGTATTATTAGGAGGATATTATGATTCGTGTTTGTACCACCCATGGTAATAAATATGATTTTGAAGATCTTACACTTGATGCAGTAGAATATATTGAACATATTGTTCGCATCAAACTACCAAATAAAACCAAGGATTTTTCTCTCTATAATGTAGAATTTGTTGAATATATCAAGGATTAAATATGATTGTTCTACCCTATGAAAGACCATTTGATCATTTCAATATAGGCGATAGAATTGTTGTTTATATTGAAAAACATAATGGTTGGTATAATGGAACAGTAAAAGCAGGCTATAGGCATCATGATGGATGCGTTTCTTATGAGTTGGATAATATAGGTCCAAGAGAAAGTGATCCTAATTTCCAAGGATATTGGGGGTGTGGAATTGCTGTCCCATCTATTCTAAAAGAAGATGAAATGGCCTATTTTCTTGCCTATCCACAGGATTATATTGAATGGTTTAAACTATCTCAAAAAGAATATACTGATTTTAAATTCCACCCAATTAATGATGAGACATTAGTAATGTTTGCTAAATCATTACTAAGTTAGGCTGTTTATTAAATGAACAGGGCTGTTCACTACATGAACTCTGGAGTTCACCATGTGAACGTATAAATATAGAATAAATATATTACTACTATAGAGTTTAGAAAAAGTATATAATGGAGTATAATTCAAGCATGAATTTAAAAGAAGCATTTTGGGCATATAAAAGAACATTACTCAAAAGTGGTTTACCTTATCTATCCATTGATGATGTTAACCATCTTATTCATTTTGCTTCTATTGAAGATTTTCAAGCTTTTGATAAACTAACCAATGATCTTACTCCCCATGATCATACTCTAAACATTAGTTCATATGTAAGTGAACAAGGGTGGACTCTTTGGATTAGAGAAGAGGATCAACACTTTACTTACATGGATAAATATCCTTGTATGCAAGAAAAACTTCAAGTATTCAATGATACAATAACAAAACTCAAGGATCTAGGAATAGAAATAAAATCTATCCCAGATGTTCAAGATCCATTATTTGATTTCAGTTTTGTTGTTGATGAATATGAGTATTACAAACTCTGTCTTGTTTGGGATGAACATCCTGACCTATATGAAAACGAAATGTTTACTATGATGGCATGTGGTCAAGAAATGGTGCATTTGTCTTTTAATTTTAAAGATTTTTATTTCATGAATAGGTGAGATTTGCCAGTTTTCTCAAATTCTGTTGGGTGAATTACTTTTATATTTGAGTATAGAAAAACATTTTTAAAAATATTAATATCAAATGAGAAATCAGGATATCCTTCATTCTGTTTATTTAAAACAATTGTTTTGTTTAAATAATTACTTGCTTGGGCATATAAATGCTTTTGAAAGTTTTCAAATGTATAATATTTTGAGTCTGGAGTTTTATCAAAAACTTCCAAATCTTTTTCATCATCGACTGAAGAATATTTTCCGCCTAACATCATTTCAATAACATTATTTAAAACTACCAGTTTAGTATTAGGACTTTCTTTTTTATCAAGTTTGATATTATTTTCTTTTATTGCATCTATTCTACATAACATGTTTTGTATCATGTCTTTTTGTAAAAATTTTCTTTCTGTATCATTTTTATGAAATTCTAAATTAATCCATGGAACTTCTAAATTAGCTGCTTTGTCATGAGATCCAGCCAATCCTTTTCCACTGGCTATGCCAGATTTATGTTTTGTAGCTATTTCTTCAGCTTTCTTTCTATGGCTTAATTCATCCCAAGCCATTTCTAAATGAAAAGTTATGCTAGCAGTTGGTATTACTTTATATAATTCTTTGGTATTAACCTTTAATTCTTTTAGTAATAATTCAAATAGATTCATTTTAGCCTCATATGTGGATGAAACACTATTCTAATCAATTTTTGTAAGTGAGCATCAGTTGCTTCTTCGGCATATTTATAAGATATTGTATTTTTAAAAGCAATATTTTTTTGTCTAAATAAATCATATCTACCAGAATAATAATCAATAAAACATATATCACCTATACTTTCTGATTTTGTAAAAATAAAAGTATATCTAATTATTGGTAATAATTCTTTTTCATCAAAATATATCATATAAATCCCTGTGGGTTGAAAATCATCTTTATTATAATTTTAAAATCTGTTTTTTCATGTCTTTTGAATATTAAACTTGGATGATTAAATTCATTAGGATCAAGTGTTTCATCATATATATCAAATTTATTTTTATGATATTTTATAAACATTGTATTTACATTTTTTTTATTTATATTTTTCACATAAAACAATGAAAACTCTTTATTCATTAAAAATGAGTAAACATTGTTTATTTCTAAATCTTTAAAACTTATCACAATAATTCATCCAAGATGGTATTTAATGATTCAAACTCATATTCTTTTTTGCCACCAGTTAGTTTTACATTTTTATTTTTACTCATAACTGGTTCTTGTTTGGATGCACCAAAGCGTAATTCAAATTGATTAATAAATTCTTCAACAATTTCATCCATTATTTTCTTTCTTTCTAATGCTCTTTCTGCTTTTTTATCTTTTAATTCTTGCATCTTGGCAAAATGCTGTGGCATTAATCTTCTCATTGGTGAAGATAACAATTTTTTTAATTTATCATAATCTACTTCTTGTATTTCTTTTTTATCTAACATTTCTTGAGCTTGAGATAATTTTTCTTTATCTTCATCACTCATGTCTTTGTTGATTTTCTTTAATGCTTTGATTCTTCCTTCTAATGACTCGAAATATTTTAACTCATCACGATCTGCCTTATTCATTATACCTAATGTTCCGAGAGATGAGATGTTGGTTATACCCTTATGTCCACCACTATCTCCTTCAATAATATCAAATGCCCATGCATTATACTTATTTTCAAATTTGGATCTTATTTGTTTCATCACTAAGTTGGATATTGCTCCTAAATCAATTTTATCACGTATTTCATCTGGCAAATCTGGATTAACTGCTACTTGTATAAACGTCGGATAGCGTTTAATAACAAATGGATATTTTATGCCAGCTGTGTTCAACTGTGTCCAAATATATCTCTGTAATCTTGGATTATTTTGGATAAGAGTTGATCCTCTTTTTTCAAATGTCGTATCTTTTCCCTTTTCTTTTTGTAATGCACTATGTCTTGCATGTTTTATCTTCTCTATTGGTTTATTTACTAATTCTTGGTATCGTTCTTCTTCTTTTGGTGTTCTTTTTTTAGATCTTAGGTCTTTTAATTCCTGATAATCTTCAATAGCTCCTTCATTTACAGAAGCACCTTTATATATACGTTTTTTTGCTTTTAAATTTGGCATAGCTCGACGTGCTTTCTCAACTAAATCCCAGTCAGGTTCTGGTTTTTTCAATTCTTTTATTGCTTGTAATTGTATTTCATTTAATCTATTATACTCAAGAATATTAACATAAAAAGAAACAATTGATGGTTTAGTTGATTTTATAAAACTTTCCAATAAAGTATTATCGTTCAGTATGCCTGATTCTACTAATAATGCATTACAAATAATTGCTAAACGCTCTAATCTACCCTTCTCTTTAAAATCCTTTTTTAAAGTAAGAATATCTTCTATATTAGTAAAAGATGCGCTATCTATACGATTGATAACTTCTACAGTTGATCTATCAACTAAATTTTCTGTATGTAATAAAACTAAATGATCTGTATCGCTTTTAAATTCTGTTGCTCCTACTTTTCCCCCGCCTGCAGATATATGTTTTGTTGATTGATGATGATCTGTCCAAAAATCTGGTTTAACTGCTCCTTCTGGTAGTTTAGCAAAATCTACTAATGCTACCATTTGACCTTTTGATTTTTTCAATTTTTGAATATAGGAGCTATCATCTTCGCTATATTGTATCCAATGAGTTGTTATGTTTCTTGGATTTATACCTTGTTTGATAAGTTGATTATAGACAACAATAGCAGAAAAAACACCATCCAAATCTTGGTGATGAACTATTTTTGCTGCGTGTGTTCCTGGTGGTATTCTTATTCCACTTTCTAATAATAAACTAAAATTTTTTATTTGCATAATAATTATCTTGTCCTATTTATTTAAATAATCTTCAACCACTTCATTGTTTTTTAATAATAAATGTGCATATAGTTCATTTTCATCTTTCCACCATTCTTTATATTCACCGTTTTTTTTGCCATTTTTATAAAAACAATGTACCCATAATTTTCCATTTTCATACCACTCTTTATACTCACCTTCACCCATATATCCACTAAACCATAAGCCTTCTTCCATGGCTTCGAAAGGATTATTAAATAATGATTTTAGTTGTTTTCTTGCTACGTATTTCATTTCAAATAATCCTTAATTTCTTCACCATTTTTATATAATTTATGATATATAAATTCACCATTTCTCCACCATTGTTTAAACTCACCATCTAATTCACCATTCTTATAAAAAGAATGTACAAACAGTTTATTGTTATTATACCAAACTTTATATTCACCTTCACCCTCATAACCACTAAACCATAAACCATTAGCCATAGCTTCTAGAGGATTCTTAAATAATTTTTTAACTTGTTGTCTAGCTACGTATTTCATTCTAAATAATCCCTTACTACTTCACCATTATCAAACAACCAATGATTAGTTAAATTACCGTCTTTGTCCCATAATTTACATTCTCCATGTGCTATCCCGTTTTTAAAAAATGCAACTTCTGATAATTGACCATTTTTATACCATTCTCTATATTCACCTTCTTCTTCATATCCACTAAACCATAGACCATGAGACAATGTGTTTTCTGGAGAAAGAAATAAGTCATAAATTTGTTTTCTTGCTACATATTTCATTTTAAATAATCCTTGATCACTTTATCATTTTTGTATAATCTATGACATATTAATTCACCAGTTTTATTCCATAATTTATATTCACCATGTTTTTTAAGTTTTTTTACAAAACAGTGTAAACGTAATTGACCATTATCATGCCATACTTTATATTCACCTTCGTCTTCATAACCACTAAACCATAGACCATTTTGCATTACATGTTTTGGATTACCAAATAAATATTTTATTTGTTCTCTGGCTATATATTTCATTGTTGTATGCCTGTAATAATAAACTTTTCTTTTTTAAGATCAAATATTATTTCGATCCACGGATCACGATCGGTATTCCAACTTTTTGTTTGAGTAAAATCATTGACAAGTAATTGAAAAACTAATTTTCCATCAATTAAAGAAACGTCATTAACATATGTGGCTTGATAATCTTGATCTAACATATTAGATAAATAATCGAATAGTTCACCATTCATTTCTTGTTTAAAAATATCATTTCCTAAAAAAGCATTATCTAATAAAAGTTTATATATTTCCATGAAATTATCTTCTCTTTTATTAAATTAAAAGCATATTTATATTAAATATATTTATACAACCAACAAAAAGGATTTTATGAAATTAATAAAATTTATTACATCACAAGGTGAGTTTTTCTTTGGAAAAGATAAGATTGAATTTAAAAACAATTTAAAAGTGAAAACAAGAAAAAACATTTCATCTTATTTAATTAATGATTTTTATATTATTATATCTTCTGATAAGATTGTATTTGAATGCAGTTGTGGTAATTTAGAGACTGCGATTTGGTCAAACTTTAAAAACAGAAAATATGATTTATGTACTTCCTGTATTAGAAAAAAGACAGTGCAAGAAGTTCATAATAAAATGTCTAAGGAAAAGAGACAAGAACTAAATAAAAAAATATCAGAAACAACAAAACAGGCAATGAACAGTTTATCACCAGAAAAACGTCAAGAGATGACAAAGAAAATGATAAAATCGCTAGACTGGGAGAAAAGAAATAAAAAATGGTATGAAACTATGAAAAATAAATCAGCATTAGAAAAACAAGAAATTAGAAATAAAATTTCTAGAACTCAACAAAATAAAACAGAAGAAGAAAAAAATATTATAAAAAATAAAATAAAATATACATTTTTAAAAAAATATGGTGTGTATTATTTATCACAAAACACAGAAATATTAAAAAGACAAATTGAAGCAAGAAATGATTCGTGGAAATTAAAACACTATAAATCTAAATTTGGACCATTAATATATCAAACAAAACCTGAATTAAATTTTATAAAATTTTGTGAACATAATAATATTTTTATTAAAAATGGCCCATCAATAGATTATATGTTGAATAATCAAAATTTAAAGTATACTATTGATTTTGAAACAGAAAAATATTTAATTGAAATAAAACAAAGTCATATTTGGTATTATAAAGATTTGAAATCTGGAAAAATAGATGCAAAAAATAAAGCTGCACAAAAATATGCAGCTTTATTAAATAAACAATTTCTTTTTCTTTTAGATGAAAAAGATTATACCTGTATTATTCTGCAACGGTGACTTCTCCAGTTGCATTGATTGTAAATTCAACCTCTATAAACTCGACCGATTTTAGAGGTTGAAGATAAATCTTACCAGCCATAATATTTTGATTAATTAAATCAGCTGTATTTGTTGAAGAGTCACAAACAACAGAGTATTGATATAGACCACGACGTTGTCTAATTGGTTCAAGAATAGCATTTGCTTGTCTTGTAAATGCAGCCCAATTAGCAGAATCATGTGGTTCAAATAAGAATCCTCTTGCCATATTTGCAATCAACTTTTCAGCATAAATCATCAATCTTCTTACATTGATTCTATCAGTTGCAGATTTAACTCTCTGTCCTGTTTTTTGACCCCAAATTGTAATGCCTTCATTTACAAAGTATACAATTGGGTTAACAATATTTGTATCCCCATAAAGAAGATCTCTATCACCTCTTGATGGTGAATATTCTACATCTAATGCAGATACCTTGCCTCTTGATGTACCAGCTGGTGCATACCAAGGATCAGCAACATTATCTGTATAAACCATGCTCTTGAGAGCATAGACTGATGGTGGAAGCCATACATATTGTTCATTATCAGCATCATAATCTTGACACCATGGCCAGAAAACTCCAACATAAGAAGAATTAATTGTGTTACAAGATGATGTTACATCTACAACACTATTAAGTCCTTCTTTAATGCCAAGTCCTAATCCAAATGGAGCTGCATCAACAATTCCAAAACAATCTTTTCTGCTTTCGCAAAGATCTTGAATTGCATTTTGTACTATTGGATCAGCAGAACCTGGAGCAGCTACAAGATTGAAATCATAAACTTCAGGATTGTATAATTTCTCTAATGCTTTCTTTAAATCAGCAGACATAGAAGTTATAAGACCATTTGATTCTGTCCAACCATTTGTTCCTACTGTATAAGAAACAATTTCAGCTTGTTGTGTTGTTACACCATTTGGTAATTCACTTTGACCTAATGCCCAATCACCATTTGGAAGTTGAGCAAATATTTCATCGCCATCTTCATCTTCAGCATCAATTGAAACATAAGGATCACTTGCCATTCTTGTAAGGAAGAAATTAGCATCTTCTGGATTTGTCCAATTAATCTTTTGATATGTTCTAACTTCGTAACCATCTAAAAGAACATAGATATTATGATAAATAACTTGTTCCGGTCCTAAATTAACTCTCTTTTCTTCTGTTCTAAGAATAAGTTTTTGGCCATAAGAACCTTTTTCTTTAGCTTTGATTGTATAAACTGCTTCACCAACTGAAGATGGAGAAAGACCATTAACTGGTGATTCTACTCCACCAAGCAATGTAATCAAAGAATTACCAGATGATGGTGCTTCAATTTTTACTATTGATGCCATAGTAGATGCTAAATCACTTGCAGTAATTGTAATCTTACCATCACCTGCTACTGCTGCTATGCCTCTTGCTTGAGGATGGTTATAGGCAGTAAAAGCTGTATTTAATCCTGTTTGAATTTGAGAAGCAATATCGCTCAATGTCCATGTTCCTGAAAGAGGAGCGGCTACACTGATCTCTGCATAGTCTTCAAATGAAAGAGCGGCAGCTTCTGTTTTTTGTAATGTATAACTAAACACACCGCTAAATGTTTGTGGTGTTCCAGATAAAACAGTTTCAGCATGCCAAGTACCGATTATGCCTTTTGAATCAAGATATTCTCCTGAAGTTAATCCAAGTGTTGCTAATGCAGTTCCACCAAGAGTAAATCCAGTATTTGTGCTTGATTTCTTAACTAATCTTAAATAAGCAGTTGTTGCTGTTTGTTTAAGAACTGATGCTTCTATTCTATTAGAAATATCAACAACACCAGTGCCATCATCAGCAGTTTCTAGTGCTGTATTGATTCCAGCAGCAAGAGCATCAGCATTTGCAAATGCTTCATCTAATGTAACAGTATAAGCTACTGCACCAAGAGTAATAACCAATGTTCCACTTGTTGTACTGAAATCTTTTCCATCAAGAATATTTACACTACCAACAGCATTAGCGGCATAACTACCATTTAACACAATAAAGTCAGTTGGATCATCAGCATATGTATCGTTATCTCTATATTTATATAAAGTTGCAGAAACTGTATCACCAAAGCTTGAACCTGATTTTGTACCTGTACCATAGTATTCAGCAGTTGATCCTGCAGAATGCTTTCTCTTGTAATTAGCTTCAAATGCAGAAGCTGATGAAGATGTGAAAGCTGTTTTAAAGACAGTCTCATATATACTTGTCATTGGAGATGGACCTAAAGAGTTTGCTGTTTCTACAGCCATACCATTCCATTTTTCAAGATATTTTGGTGTCTTAAATGCTCTAAAGTCTGCCAAAACTTTGAAACCATAAGATGCCCCACTACTAAACATCCCTGGTTGTACATCAGCTGTTGGTACAAATTTTTGATAACCAGCAGTTGCGTTTTGATTTGTTGGATTGAGTCGTACTTTTAGACTGGAGTATTGTGCAGCATTTGGATAAGCTTCTGGATCTTGATTATTACCTGCTCTCACTACAAGAAGAGTATCGTTCTCTTCAAAATATTTGTAGGCTGCTTGAGCAAGGTATGGAGCATTGGCAAGAGTCTTACCAAATTTTTCTACAAAGTTCTGTGTTCCAGTAACTAATGTAGGCTCAAAAGGTCCTTTCTCTGCATAACCAACAAGAGCAGCGATATTACCAAGTCCAGGATTTGTTGCTGCGTATTGTGAATTATCAACTTCACGTGTAATTACTCCAGGCGAAATTAAAAATCGTGCCATATTATAATTCCCCCTTATTTTTTAATAATTTGCAACATACCCTTGGATTTCAAGGCAATCATTTGTTTTGTCACAGTTGGTACATCAATTGACATTCTACCAGGTACAATGATAGTTTTGTCATCAATCAGTAGTGGCAGTGGTTGATACGTTTTGTTCTTAATTTTAACCATTCTATTTCTCCTTAAATATAAGGTTTTTCCTTTTGTGTTGTCGTCTCTATTTGTAAAGATCCAATATAATTTTGATCTTTTTCAAATGGCAATGGAATAAAAGCATTGGTAATTGTAAAACTAATTTCAAATCTCAAAGTTCTTTCTTGTGCATCTCCAGGTTCAAGATCAGATACATCAGAAGCGGTCTCCATTAAACAATGTGCCCATTGTCCTTGGTGTTCTTTGCCTCTACTTTCTTCTTCGTCATAAATAGCACCTGGTATCCAAAACCATTTTTGTGGTGCAAACTCTGAAAGAATTTGATACTGCATCATGTCCAACTCTTGTTTATATCTAGCCCAGATATTTATAGTATAACTGACTTGATATTCCTGTAAAGGAGGGACCATATTCACCCTACTTATATTTCCTGTATTATTATCTTTCGTTCTTTTGACATAATAGTTCTCTCTTGGGCGACTTTTTTCTACAGAATATTGATAGTTAGATATAAAATAAGCCACACCTGGAGTATCAAACTGTCCATTTCTAAGAGGATTTGCTATCAATGATATTGCTTTTTCCATATCCGCATAAAACACGTTAATTCTTTGTTTAACCTCACCAGCAGGAGATGGCTGTTCTGCTTTTAATATTTTATAAGCTGGATCAAGAATTAAAATATTATTTACAACTTTACTTATCATATAAATAGCGTCATTTTGTAATGTACCTATTAATTCTATATTTTGACCTTGTTTAAACTTGATATAAGTTTTACCTTTTACCTCAAAAGTATTACTATCGATAGTTATTTCAAGTTGATTAATTCCGCCGTCAGTTGTTCCTCTGCGTGTTATTTTTTGTATAAGAGCAGTTATTTGATCTATTCTTGGTATGCGAACAATCTCTCTAAGCCATTTTTCTACAGCAAGAGAATAATCTCTAAACATTGGAAAATATTCACCTGCCATTATTTACTTACCTCAATTACCATGTTCTTTATTCTATCATTTATTTTTTCAGTTAATTTTTCTTGAATAGATTCTAAAATTTCTATATCTCGTGCTTCAATATTTCCATCAATTCTCATGTTAGGATGATAAATTTTGCCTTTATCTTCTCCACCATAAAACCATGTCATTAAGCTTTTATTTGTTGGTTCATCTCTTCCAGATACGTTTAATATAACATCACCAGAGATATTTTCACTTGCATATCTTATTTTATTTATTTTTGTTATCAAAATATTATCTGGATTAAAATATTCTGATGTTTTATGTCTATTAATTGCTTCAACTTTATTTTCTACTATATCAGCAACTAACAATCCAAATATATTATTATCTTTTTTTAAATCTTCCAAGGATTTTGGAATTTTAGTTCCTTCTTCTACAATAGCATTTAATTCTTTATAAAGTTGTTGCATAACAATTTGGGTTGCTTTTTGAAATATATCGTCCATATATTATCTTGCATAAAAATGCTTGAAAATCACCTTGTTTTTAATCCTCTTATTCTCCAATCACCTAAACTCCATTGAAAGTTTTTTACTAAATTGCAAAGTGATTCATATCTTGCTATCATTTTTATTCCTTAAATATATCTTTTATAAATAATTTTCTTGGATTATAAAATATACTCTTACTCATATTGCCAGTTTTAAGTGCAGTTTTTGTATAAGCTTTTATTGTTGTGGATAATTCTTTTGTTTGTTTATTAAAAGATATTCTTGTAAGATTAATCAATATAGAATTTCCATATTCAAATGGTAGAGTTGCCACTCTAAATAAAATAGATTCGTTATAGAAATTTAAATAAAATTCATCATTTATTTTTAAATCATAGATATTCATTTTAACTCTTTAAAAATAATTTTTATAAATTCTTTTCTCATATATTCTGGTGGATTAAAATCTTTAACAGTTTTCATCCAAAACTTGTTTACGGTAAAAAAATCTTTTCTTCCCTTTAGATCTATTAAAGATATTTCAATTAATTCATCTTCTCTTTGTTTAAATTTATATATAAAAACATATGGTGATTTATTAGGTCTGTTTTTAAAAGAACCACTATCAATATATACTACTTGATTTAAATATTTCATTCTAAGTAGTCCTTAACTAATTCACATTTTTTGTATAATTTATGAACTATTAGTTGCCCCGTTTCACTCCATTCTTTGCATTCACCATTCATTTTACCATCTTTATAAAAACATTGTTGTGATAATTTACCATTTTTATGGCGAATAGTATATTCACCGTTCATTTTACCATCTTTAAAGAAAAGACGTTGACGTAAATTACCGTTGTCCCACCAATCTCTATATTCACCTTCAGCTTCATATTCATTAAACCATAATCCTCTACGCATTTCACTTATAGGCTTTTCAAATATTTTTTTAATTTGATCTTTGGCTATGTATCTCATTCTAAATAATCCTTGACTAATTCACCTTTTTTGTATAATCTGTGATATATTAATTTACCATTACTAAGCCACTCTTTACATTCACTATCTAATTCACCATTTTTAAAAAAATAATGTTTGTATGGTTGTCCATTTTCATGCCATGCTTTATATTCACCATTTAAACTACCGTCTTTATAAAAACACTGCCTATATAGTTTTCCATTTTCCCACCATTCTTTATATTTACCTTTTCCTGTATATTCACTAAAATATAAACCACTCATCATTGTTTGTTGAGGATGAGTAAATAATTTTTTAATTTGCTCTCTTGCAATATATTTCATTCTAAATAATCCTTGATTATTTTACCATCTTGATATAATCTGTGATATATTAATTTACCAGCCTTATCCCATTTTTTAAATTCACCTTCTCGTTTATCATCTTTATAAAAACTATGTTCCCATATTTGACCGCTTTCATACCATTTTTTATATTCACCATTGAAATTACCATTTTTAAAAAAATAATGTTCCCATAATTGCCCATTTTCGTGAAACAATCTATATTCACCATTTCGTTTACCATCTTTATAAAAACAATGTTTACATAATTGTCCATTGTTAAACCATTCTTTATATTCACCTTCACCTTCATATCCACTATACCATAGACCACTCATTATTGTTTGTTGAGGATTAATAAATAATTTTATAATTTGTTCTCTGGCTATATTCCTCATTTTAAATAATCCCTGATTGCTTCATTATTTTTGTATAATTTGTGAACTCTTAATTCTCCCTTCTCATTCCACATTTTAAATTTACCGTATTGTTTACCATCTTTATAAAAACCATGTTCTTGTAATTTTCCATTATCATACCATTTTTTAAATTCACCATGTAGTCTATTATTCTTAGAAAAACTGTGCTCCCATGGGTTACCACTTGGATACCAATTTTTATATTCACCTTCATCTTCATAACCACTAAACCACAGACCATTTGTCATCGTTCTTGGAGGATCATTAAATAATTTTTTAATTTGTTCTCTGACTATACAATTCATCTGTTATTATTTCTGTTTTGACCTGGGATAAATGGATTATCTGGCAATAATAAATTATCTAATGACGATGTTGGTGGCTTGCGAGCTATAACATGAAAATGAATATACTTCCACCCCTTTGTTTCATCGGCTACATAAGCATCAACTACACGATAAAAATCACCACGAAATGTTTGTATTCCATCGCCAATTTTAATTGGGCTACCCTTTTCACTCATCATTCTGCTATAATTAAAAGTAATTGCTAATTCCTCTTCCACTTCTTGAACACCTAATCTTTGTAATTCCTGTGTCCAAGTTGGTTCTTGATAATATCCAGGTATGAGTATTGGATTATCAAAAACTTCTCCAGGACGAACAACAAAAAAATCTTGAGGTTGAAATTCATCCATACCATGCCCATATAATTGCATTAACTTCTGTTCATCAATAATATCTGCCTCACCATATATATCATCTACAGGAGAGTAATCTTCAGGTGATACTGTTTTAAATATATTAAATGGATAAACCTTGATTGGAGGTGATGCAATCTCAATAACCTCATTATCTATACTGTTCATATAGATTGTATCAGGAGAGTATTGATCATACATTCTTAATCTTGAATTTTCTCTTTTACTCATATTTTAACCTTATAAAACTTATTAACCTTTGTTAGATAAGCTTTGTTTTTATTTATTGCTCTTTTATAATCTTTTACATCGTTTGTTTCTGCAGGAGAATGATATTGATTAGGATCCAATTTACCAAATTGTTTAGAAGAAAATTTATTGTTTTTTGATTTGAAAATATACCTATCATCTTCATGTCCAACTACTCTATCATAAATAGATTCTTTTTTTGTTGGTAAATAAGGATGAGTATTATATAAAGATATTTCTTCTAACACTAAAGAAAATTTCATATATTAGAATCCTTTTTTTGGTTTTATTGATATATTGTCTACTTTACCTTTAGTATTTTTTAATGCTTGATTAAATTTCATTTTTTCTGTACCTTTATGAAATCAGTAATAGCATCTTCAGCCCCATCTAAAAACTCATCAGCTTCTATTTCATTGTAATCTCTTTGATCCAAAATACTGTGAACATATTCCATAGCATCGTCAAAATAGATATTTTTTTTAGCTTTTCTATAATCATTAAAATCAACTGATTCACAGGCTTTCTCTCCTGATTTATACCCATCCTTATAGAAATTAGAATTTTTGTTTTTATTTAAAACAGTCTCATTTAGAGCTTTATTAAATTTCATATATTAGAATCCTTTCCTTTTTTCTTATTTGATTTTGCTTTTTTTAATTCGTCTGCTCCACCAACTAACCCAGTAGGTCCTTGATCTGTAAATCCACCATCATCAAAAGTTGTATTTTTTTTGATCTTGGGTATTTTTATACCATCTTTTTTTATTCTTTTTATCACTTGGTCAAATTTCATCCTTCCTCCTCAAAGAATTCCGCATATGTTGGATCTAACATATCAAGATTAAATATATAATTTAACTTATTTACTACTGGTTCATATCTTTTATCCATGGCAAAAAAATGAATAATCGATCCATCATCTGTAATTAGATATAATTGGTTTCCTTTTTTCTCTTCTTTAAAACCATATTCTGCTGCTGATTTATTAAATTCTCCTAATTTTTTATACTCTCTTAATAAACGACAAAAATAATTAGATCCAGGTATTTTTTTGCTTAAAAAAAATAATTTATCTGGAATATTATCCACCCATGGCTCTTCACCTTGTAAGTCAAAAATTAATTTCACTGAAAATTCTTCTGGTGTCATATTACCTCTCAATATTTAATAAAAGTTTCCATCGTTTCTTCTAATTCAGCACCTTCATGTGGAAACCAATGGATAGATAAAATTTGTTTTATGTCTGAATAACACCCAACAAGTTTTATTTCAATAAAACGAGGGTG